CCGCTATAAAAGCTCCGATCAGACGAAACGACCGGCCTCCGAGCTTCCGGAGGCAGAATGACCCTCAACCAGATCCTCGCCCAATTGGTGCGCGCCGCTGAATGGCAGCTTGCTAGGCGCTCGCCGACCTGGGTGCTGCTCGGAATTGTCATGGGCGCCATCGCGCTCGCCCTGCTAAAGCACTGAGGGACACAAACTTGGACGAACCGATGAGTATCGAGTTGGATAAAGCCCTAATGGCCCGTTCCCGGCGCAAGGTTAGGGCGTTGACCTTTGCCGACCGGGTGGCGATCAATCTGCTCTACGACAATCGGAAGGGCGTCAGCGGCCCCGTCTTGGCCCGCGTATTCGGGGTGTCGAAGAACACCATCTATTACAAATCGCTGACGGGTAAGGCTGACTCCTATCCGACCACTGGCGAGCAGGTGAACGAGGTCGAGGAGGAAATCGACCGGCTCGGGCGCGACGAGGCCAGGGCGATCTACCTGACCGACGAGATCCTCACCCGGGTCAACGCCGAGCTGCAGCGCACCGCGCGACGCAAGGAACGGAGACGGCGTTAATTCAAGGCAGGGCGAGGCCAAGCAGGGCTATGCGCGGTCGGGCCATGCGCGACGAAGCAGGGCGGGGCTCAGCGAAGCGGGGCAACGCAAGGATTTGACACCAGAACAATTACAAAAACGGAACGAAAAAATTAAAGCGGCATGGGATTGCCCTTTGCGGCGATCATTGATGGCGAGGCTTAAAAAGGATCAGGTTTATGCCCGTTATGCCTGTCGGGGCCCGGATGGCCGATATCGAAGATCTGACCCGCATGGTGGTCTCGGTTCAGGCGGAAGCGGCCAGCCACGGCAAACTGACGCTGTGGACGATCTACGACAAGCCGAAGGACCACCCTGACGAGATCGTCGCCCGCCGACATGAGGTTCCCGGCGGCCCGACCGAAAACTTGATGGGCGGCGATCTCGGGCTTCTGCGTGAGGTGTTCCGCGGCGCCGGCCTGGTGTGCGTCGGCCGGCGGGAGGGCGACGACGTCAAGATAGTCGAGACATGGCTTTAACGGAGGATCAAAGATGAACGCGATTGTCGAACTGGTTCAGCCGATCAAAAAGATTCGCAAGCCGCTCGAAGTCAAAAACGCCGAGCTAAGAGCCGAAATCCGCGAGCTTAAGCGCGACCTGAAGGCGGCGCGTCGGCACGCGACGGACATGCTCGCCTCGATGAAGCTGATGAACCATCGGATGCGATGGCTGATGGAGCATGCGAACTTCGAAACACGCTGCACATGCACCCCGACGCGCGCCGACTATCTCAGGGCGATTGCGCGTGACCCCGCGTGAAGCCGGCGAGATCGAGCTCGAAGAGCCCGACTGGTCAGCCCGGTTTGCGGAGCACTGCCTCCGCTGGCCGCGCTTGCCGCGGTACTTGCAGGAGGACTCGGCGTTCGAAGCCGTCATGCGCGAGTGGAGGATTTTCCATTTCGTCTGGAAAGAGAGCGAGGGGAAGGCCAAACGTCAGCCAGCGTCGGCGCCGGAAGCTATCATCGGACTCGCTAAGATCGGGATTTTCCCTGCTCGCTTTCTGCACAAAGATGTTCCTCGCGATCCAAGCGGCGGCTTTCAAAGTGACGATCATTGTTGGTTGAGCCTGAATCAAGAGCAATGGCGCATTACTGGCGTCGAGGACAAAATACTGTGTCTAGAAAAGGGGTTCGAAGACAAGCCGGAAACGCGACAAATTAACCTCGCTACGGCGAAATGGACGAAATACTGTGAAGCGGCGAGTGAGGCTTTGCGCGCTCGATCAGAATTTGAGGTTTACAACTCTACTAAAAATCAGCTATAGAGCTATTCTCTGCACGGCCAAGCGTAGCAAGGCTGGGCAAGGCGTGGCTGGGCCGGGCGGCGCGAGGCTAGGCGTGGCGTGGCGAAGCTAGGCGTGGCGTGGTCTGGCAATGCCCAGCCGGGCCGGGCGGCGCGAGGCAGCGCTCAGCATGGCATGGCGCGGCGGGGCCAAGCAAGGCTTGGCGTCGCGAGGCGTGGTCGGGCGGCGCAGAGCGCAGCGAGGCAAGGATTTAATGAGTCAATTTAACTCTGCTCGGCGAAGCAAAGCTTAGCATGGCGTGGCACGGCCGAACACGGCGTTGCTAGGCAAGGCATGGATTTATGACAACCAAAACTTCACGAATCACCATTAATTTTAGCGACGCGGCGACGCAGTGGCTCAACCAAGAAGCTACGCGCCGCAATTTGAGCATCAGCGAATTGATCCGCCGCATCGTGGACGAACTGCGCGGTGATTTTGTGCTCAAGGACAGCAAGAAAGCGTCTTGACGTCACTATAGATCGGATTTATGTAGATCAAGCACGGCGTGGCCGGGCGTAGCTCGGCACGGTTTGGCTAGGCGGTGCTGGGCGTGGCTCAGCGAGGCATGGGTCTACAGAAGGAAAGATAAAGTGGAGATCAAAATAGCTGTTACTGGAATTACGCCACTAATCATGAATAAATTTTCTGATGAAGCCGCATTAATCGCTTCTGGCGGCGTCCGAGGTAGTTCAGCTGCGGCTGGACGCAAAACGCCGCTCGAAATTTGTGAAAGTAAATTGTATGTAGGCCTCGACGGTAAAATAATGGTTCCACAGCCTAATTTATTACGCAGTATTGTAGACGGCGGTCGATTTCATAAGGCAGGAAAAAAACAAATCACGACTAAAGAAGAGTCAATGATGTTTTCCTGCCTTGATATCGAAGGCATTAGTATTCCAGTCATCCATCAACAAGGCTGGAAGGTCGACACCCGTCCTGTGGTCAACCCTTCGACAAAAGGGCGTATCCTTTGTCATCGCCCGATGTTTGATGATTGGAGATTGGAATTCATCGTTCACCTCGACATCACTCTTCTCGGTCCAGGCATCTTCAGACAAATTGTCGATGACGCTGGCAATCGTATCGGGCTCGGTGATTTTCGACCGGCGCGAAAAGGTCCATACGGTCGTTATCGCGTCGACCATTGGGAGATCGTTGAGCAAACGCTTGATATAGCGGCGGAATAATTCAACTTAGCTGGGCAAAGCCTGGCGAAGCACGGCGACGCGAGGCCCGGCGGCGCGTGGCGGGGCAAGGTACGGCCCGGCATGGCGGCGCGAAGCCTCGGCGTGGCTCTGCCTGGCTCGGCAACGCATCGCGCGGCCGGGCAAGGCTTGGCGTGGCATAGCATGAGATGGCGAAGCACGGCGTGGCAACGCGCGGCATGGCGCAGCAAGGCGAGGGCGGGGCAGGGCGCGGCAGAGCGGAACTTGGCGATGCTGTGCCTGGCTTTGCTAGGCGTGGCCAGGCGTGGCCAGGCACGGCTGGGCAAGGCAAGGATTTATATTAAAGGGCCCCCTGCAACGCCAAGCAGCAGGAGGCCCAATGGTCTGTTTTAGCCCAGGTGCGTAGGCCAACATTACATGTAGTGGAGTTATCCAACGTTGTCCACATGAGCGGTTTGACAGGACGCTGAATCGGGCAGAAATCTCGACCCACAGGTGCGCCAAATGCCGTGGGAATCAACCCGAATACAGCGATATTTAACCGTCGATTTCATCACCAAGAGGAGATTAAATGCCCCGGCAGTCTGGCTAGGCCCGCAAAGCAGAGCGCCAAGCGCCGACGACGCGATCCGGCCGCCAGACGGGCTCAAGACCGACCCTAACGAATGGGCGAACGAGGATGACGAGCGCAATCTCGCCGTCCGCCTGGTCAACGGGCATATCGAGCTGCAGATCCAAGCGCCCGACGAAATCTGGCTCGGATTCTTATTTAAGGCTTTCCGAGAGCTTCGAATCGACGCCCGCGCCGCCTTCGGAAGTCAATTCATCACCTCCATCATCCTGAGAATTGACGATCCTGAGACCATCGACCGCTGGCGCGAGCTCTGGCCGCGCGGCCACACCGACAAGAACGGCCGCTGGGTCGAGACCAAATTCGCCTATTCGTCCATGCCGACCGCACGCTCGAAGGCGATCTGGCACGATTCGAAGCCCCTTCCCGGCTCGATCTTCGCCGAGAAGCTCGTCGTCTGGCGCCCGTGGGGCAAGCCGGCGGCCGAGACGGCCGAGACCGGGCTGGACGATCTCGAAGTTAGAGAACTCGCCGCGACAAATATGAAATCTATTTGTCGCGCCATCGCTTTCGCCACTTTAGCCTATTGGATCAACGACTATCTCGACGGGCTTGAAGAATGGGACGAGAGCCTAACGCGGGTGATGGGCGGCTGGGTCGCTCGACTGATCCGCGAAGGCCAGGACATCAACGCGCGCGGCAAGAGCCTCGAAGGGGTGTGCTGGTCGCCTATCGAGGATTCCCCGACCGCCGGTGAGCTGCTCAACTTTCTTGGCGCGATGGGCGCAAGCAAGGATCTTGGCGTCGCCTTCCTGCACGCCGAAGCGGCGTTAGAGCGCAGCTCGACCGCGCCCGTCCCGGGTTGGGGCGCTATCGAGACGCTATTCGGCCCACAGGCCAAGGTCGGCATCCGGCGAGCCTTCCGCGCCGGTCTCGACATCGATGCGGTCGAGCGGATGAGCGAGCTCTACATTTACGACCGGACGATGGATAACTTTCTCGATTGCGATGAGCTGCTCAAAGGGCTGCATCACGAACACAAGGTTGACGAGCTGGAGCGGCGGCACAAAAACGAGATCATCTTCGTCGCCGGCAAGCCGCAGAACCCGTTTAAGCTCTACGCCGGCTCCTCGCTGCGCACCGATGTCCAGCACCGGGAGTTTCGCCCTGGCTACGAGCCTGGGTCCATCCTGCGCTACTCCCCGGTCTACGGGCTGCTAAACGGCGAGGATAAGCATCCGGACGAATACCGGGTTTTGAATGTTTTTCCCGGCTTCGTGATCAAGCCGGTCGCCACTATCGATGCGGCGATCATGGGTCGAGCGGTGACCATGCTCGACCGAATGCTCGGTCTCCTGACCCAGGACAAGGACGAGCAGATCAAGTGGCTTAAGCAGTTCGTCGCCTTTATCGCCCAGCGCCCCGAGATCAAGCCGCAAGTCTGCCCGATCATCGTCGGCGGGCAGGGGATCGGCAAAAGTCTGTTCGGTGACAATTTGATGAAGGCCTTGTTCGGGATCATGGCCGGCGGCGCCGCGGCCGACGCGCTAACCGAAAACAAGTTCGTCATCACTCCGTTTTTGAGCAAATTGATCACCTTCATCGACGAGGTGCGGCTCGAATCGGTCGGGGCGATCAACACCATCAAGAAACTGGTGCGCGCCGACTACGTCTCGGGCCAGGTCAAGTTCGGGCATCAGAGAGACTACTATGTCCCGACTCGGCTCCTGATCGCCTCCAACTCGCCCGACATCGGGCTTTCGCCGGTCGACGCCGCCGACCGGGCGTTTTTCTTCATCATGTCGTGGACCGGCGAAAACAAGCGGATGACCGACCGCGAATTCCTCGATTGGTCAAACAGTCTCAAGCCGTTCTACACCGAATTCGTCCAGGCGTTGGAGGCGGTTGTATTCAAGCAGCACCTCATGCGCTATTTCATGGACTTCGAGGTCACCCGCGGCGAACTCGAAAACCTGCAATATTCCTCGCGCAACGACGAGAACATCGTACGCTCGACCATGTCGAAGGCGCGCGAGGTGGCGCGAGCTATCGTCGCCGACGCACGGGTGCTCAACGACAAGGATCTGATGGCATGGTTCAATTCGACCAATCTGCGCGACGCCATCTTTCGCGTCGACGGCCGGCGCAGCAAGGTCGAGGCGGGCCAGGTGATGATGGAATTCGAGCGCGCCGGGGTGATCGAAGTGGTGCGCGGCGACATCCGCAAGTTTACCTGGGGTTACGGCAAGACGGTGCAGTTGATGAGCGAGGCGCACAGTTTGCCAATCACGCCGAACTGGGACTATAAACCAGGCGACTTTGATGCGAACGACATCCGGTCGACCGAAGGGGCGCCACAGTGGCGGGGCTACAACAAAAACCAACGGCAAGACCGCGGACCCTACGATCCCGATGCTATGGGCCCGGACTCTTACTGATCCTCGCCACGCCCGCCGACGCCTGTCACATCTATCGCGTCTGGCATTATCCCAAACCGCAGAAGTGCTTCACCGCGCTGGCTCCGCTTCCAACGCGTTCATTCCGACATGAGACGTTCCGCGAACGAATCGATATTCCGCTGCCGGCGCTCGAATGGGCTGAATGTCCACCCGGCGAAGAACGATTGATGGCAATTGCAAAGTTGCGCGCTTTGGAGGATGTTCCGCCAAGCCGATAGGAGCCCGCCATGGCGACCATCAAGCGCACCGCTCACACCACCGTTCAAGCCGCACCCCGTACGCTGCCTCCATTGGAGCAGTCGCCCAGCCGCCTCGGAGATCGCGCCCCCGGGCAGCTCCCCGGCGTCGAGGACAACCAGTGGCCCGACGTTCCGGTCGATCCCGAAAGCGAAGCTGTCGAAAGCCAGGTCGTGACGGTCGGCCAGGAGCAATTGAAACGCTCACGCGAGATGCAAGAGATAGGGATCGCCAACTGGGTCGCCGCGCGTGACGAGCGCGATCCTGCTGATCGGCCGCAACAGGTCGCTGGCGTCACACCCCTGGAACGCTGATGGCTAATCCCTGGGACGCGCCGCCGGGTTTTACCGTTGACCCGACTACCGGACAGATCGTCCCGGTCCAACAGCCGTCGCAAGCCTTCCCTGGCGGCCCGCCGCCCGCTGCTCCGCAACCACAGGCCGCCGCTCCGCAGCCGACTCCAGCCCCGACACCAGGGGGTCCCGCGCCGGTTCCAGGCGTAACGCTGAACGGCGTTGGCCTCGACGCCAGCCCGAATGCCTTCACCGCGGCTTTTGGCGGCGCCCCACCGACTTCGAGCAACATGTTCCGCGGCGGCGGCTATGGCGGCGGCAAAAGTTCGATAACCGCCAATAAGCCGGTTAGCCCCGCGATTATGAAGCAAGTCAACAATCCGTTTGACTTCACCAAAGTACCAGGCTTGGGCTACGCCCCCGGCGGGGCGAACAGCAACGTCAATAGTCCGATTGCTCCTCCCTCGCCGCAAACGACAGCTCAAGCTCCACCTGGGGCGCCGTTGCCCCCACCTCGGCCGCCAGGGCTAGGCCAAGGCCCGCAAGCCGCCGCGCCGCCGGCAGCTCCCCAAGGTCAGCCTCCCTATGGCAATCCGTGGGATCCGCAGGGCGTCGGTTACGCCAGGTCGTGGGATCCGCAGGGCGTCGCCGCAGCCGCAGCTGCGCGGATGGGCGGGGGAGCCCCGCAGGGCGCGCTTGCCAATCCCGCGCTTGGTCAACAACCAAATTCGCCGTTCACCATGGTCTTACGACCTAATGCAGACGCCGCCGGGGGCGGTCGAGGTGGCGGCGGAACGCCTCTCGGCACCGCGCTCGATCTTTCCGGCTATCGGCCGCCTCCTCCTGCCCCGCCGTCTTATAATCTCGGCTACAGCGGCGGGGCCCGCGGCGGCGGTGGCGGCGCTGCCGCTCCTCCGCCCCATTATCGAGCGCAAGCGCCAAATGATCCTGGCGGTCAATTTTGGAGCTTCTCTGGACCCGGAGTCGGGCTTCCGGCGGCCAAGGGACCCGGGTTCTGGGCTGTCAAAGGACCAGGAGTCGGATTCCCGGCGGATAAGGGGCCTGGTTTCTGGGCTATCCATGGACCCGGAGTCGGGTTTCCATCGCCCGGCCCGGTCTTCGGGGGAAGGTAAATGAGCTACGACATCGGGACTTTCACCAACAAGATCCTGCTCGCGGTCAAAAGCGACAAATGGTACAAAGGCGACCGAGCAGCCGAGCTCAACGCCATCGCCGCGGCGCTCAATACCGACACCACCCGCCGCGACGCCACGCTGCAGAAGCCGCCAACCGGCTTGAGACCCGGGCGCCGCACCAATACGAAATTCGCCAACAATGTCTTGCTGGTGATCAATCGCGGCAAGGCCGGTCATCTGACGCCGCTCGCCATGTCAAACGCGATCACCGCCGAGCTTTCGAAGGTCCTGCCGCCGGTTCAGACCTCGCCGCCGGTCATCTCGGGCACGGCGACAGTCGGCTCGACCCTGACCACCACTCACGGCAATTGGACCTACGTCCCGACTTCGTACACGTATCAATGGCGGCGCGGCGCGGTGAATATTTCGGGCGCAACCGCAGCGACCCATGTCTTAGTAGCGGCCGATTCGGGCACGAACATCACCATGCAGCTGACCGCGCACAACGCCGCGGGCTCGACGCCGGCCAGCCTCTCTAACGCCATCGCGGTTGCATGAATGCCGAAAATTCTGGACGAAGCGGTCAAGCAGCTAAAGGCGAAGGGCTGGGGAACATCGAGCGCGTTTGCTATCGGGACGAGCGCCTTGCAGAAGTCTGGCGCGCTCAAAAAAGGCTCAAACAAGCCTACGAAGCTTGGTGTGAAGCGCGGGAATATGACGCGCGCCCAGAGACACAGGACAGCGCCGTGAGCTTCGGCCGGGTGAACAGTGAAAGCGACGAGCGCGTCGTCAACAACGACGTCAGGCATCAATATCGGGTGCTGACCGAGGCTGAAAAGTCCGCGATGGTTCGCCTCAAGGATTTGGGGCTTATGTTCATGCGCCAGATTGACGATTGCGTCCCGGCAGGGCGCGAAGCTTCGCTTGCCAAGACGAAGGTGGAGGAGGCGATCATGTGGGCGGTGAAAGGCCTCACGGCGTGAGGTGCTGACCGCTACCGAGAAAGCGGCCCTCGTCCTCCTTGTCACCGAATTGATCGAAGCCAACCAGCCCAAGACCGTGCTTAGCGTCCTGCAGCGCATTGCCGAGCGGATGACGATGCGGGCGATTCGCCATGATCGGCGCGAGGAGGCGGACGGCTGGATGAGGCTGGTCGATGCGCTCGAAGCGGTCAGCCGATTCTGAACAGGTCGTGCCTCGCCGGCACGCAATTGCAGAACATGGAATTCGCCTGGGCGTACTGGGCGAGGAGACCTGGGTTTTGCTGGTTCATCACGTTCTGCATCATGTTAATTTGCTGCGCCTGGGCGCTTTGCATTTGCGCTTGCGCCTGCAGGCGCATCGCTTCCGAGATATGGTGCTGCGGACGTTGCCGTTCCGCCAGCTGAAGAGCCCGCTCACGCCAATTTTCGGCCAAAGCGCGCCACCCGTCGCGTGTCCTGCGGACGTCCTCCAGCTCGCTTTCGAGATCATCGATCTTCGCCTTGAGCTTGGCGACTTCGGGATCGCGCAGCTTGGCGACAACGGCGGTAGCCATCAAGGCGAGGGTGGTCAGGACTGACATCGGGGCCTCCTGTGGATAGCCTACAATGGGCTTGACAGTGCCGTCAATCGCACATATTTCTGTCCTCGGTTGGAGACTTGAGCTCCATCTCGAAAGGAAAAATTATGGAATTCGACACCCTGACCTCGGCGCAATATGTCGCCAGGAACCTCGACAACCTCCTCCAGCGCGCCCAGCGCGACACCGAAGAGGTCCTTAGCCGAAACAACGTTCCCGAAACCGTCACTTACTTCGCCCGATTGAAGGCAACCGTTTCGGACCTGCAAAGCAAGCTCTCCGAGGTGCAAAAGCACATCGACGTCCTGTCGGGCGAGCTGATCCCAACGATGTTCACCAATCAGCAAGTGAAGAGCGTCAGAGTCGACGACGTCGGCTTGGTGACGGTCAACGACCGCTGGTCCTGCTCGATGCTCAAGCCAGACCAGGCGCTGCAGTATCTGCGCGAGACCCAGAACGGCGGCATGATCAAGGAAACCGTGCATCCGATGACTATGGGCGCGCACGCCAAGGACGAGTACGACGCCGGCCGGCCGCTACCGGAGCAAATCTTCAAGGTCAGCCAGACGCCCTACGTCAGTATTCGAAAAAACTGACGTCGATGAACTTCGAACGACCTCACTATCGCTATCGCGAAGGGATGTACCGCATCATGCCGACTGACCTCACCACTCCTGAAAGCACCAATGTGCCCGATTGGGCGCGTAAGGCCTCGACCGGGGCGAGCCTCGGCAACATCGACTCATCCGACCTCAAGCCGCCGCGGCTGAAGATGCTCGCCGGCATGTCGCCGGAAGTGATGAACGGCACGCCGGGGGCTTCCCCCGGCAATTTCTGGATCACCATCCTCGAGCAGAGCCTGGGTCATTCGGTCGTTGGCACGATGATCCTGGTGCGCAAATCCTATCAGGTCTGGGCGCCGAAAGTGCCGGGATCGGAGAGCCAGAAAGGCCCACTGGCGAGCTCGTCGAACGGGATTTCCTGGGACGTGCCGAACCAAGTTTTCGACATTCGCTTCCCTAACAATCCGAACCTGATCAAATGGCGGATCGGCAAGCTGGTGACCGACCACAGCGCGACCAAGTGGGGCACTCAGAACCCCGACGACCGGAACTCGAAGCCGATTGCGACGCTGACCTACGACGTCCTGTGGGTCATCGACCTACCGAACGGCGTCAAGCAACTGTGCGTCTTCACCAACACGCGCACCGGCGTCACCCCGACTCAGAAGTTCATCTCGGCGGTCAAGGCGCGCGGCATCGACCAGTTCTATCAACGCTACCGGATCGTTCAGCGGAAGTTCACCGGACCGACCGGCGACCCTTATTTCTCCTACGACTACGAGCACATCGGCAACATCCAAGACCCGGCTGAAGGGGCGCGGATGCGGGGCTTATGGGAGCAATATTCGAAGTCGGGCTTCGTGGTCGACCTGGAGCAGGAAGCCGAGGAGATCCGCCAAGCCGCCGATCCCGACGCCATGGGGCCGACCACTCACGACGACTCGGAGATTCCATTCTGAGCAGGGGGATCAGGTGCAACCAAGCGATTACGTCAAAGCCGCGGCCATCGTAACCAACGTCTCGATCAAAATGAGCATCAGGTTTAGCTGGCCACATCTTGAGGAAAAAGATCGAGAAGTGATGCTCATCGACGTCATCGACCGGATGGCGCGTCTGCACGGCTGGTCGCTGCGCCGCGAGCCGGTCTTAGCCGAAGAGGATTCGGGCGAGTGAAGATCGTCAAGGTCGGGAACGGTCGCGAAACCGAAGTTCCGGAAAGTTGGGAAGAGGGCGAGGACATGGTCGAGCATGCCCTCGGCGCCTTTTACGACGTGCGTGGCCAGAACTCTGCTCGCCTGTCAGTGTGCGCTCGTATCGCTTACGGCATGTTCGGCGAGCACTTCATGGCCGCCGATCCGACCCAGGCGCTCTTGTACCTTCTTCAAAGAATCTGTGAGCGCAAAGGGGCAGGGCTTGTTCCGTGACGCCCGACAAGCTCGCCAAGATTCGCGCCCTCGCCGAGGACATGCGCGGCGATCCGGCGACCCGCATGATCGCGCTCAAGATCCTGGCGCGCTACGCGAAGGACGAAGAGCCGGTCTTTCACGACGTCCCGCCCGCGCCGGAAAACCCGGCGGGAATGCACAACGCGCCCGAATACGAGCGCTACACCTTCATGTCGTTGCGCAACTGGGGGCGGTCGAAGAACGGCAATTTTGTTCACACCACCTCCCACAAAGGGCGCGGCTATCGGGTCGTACTGTTCCCTTACAAGAAAACACCGACTTTTGGCTGGGTCCGAACCGATGTCGCAACCAATCAGGAAGTCTGGTCTGGCCGGTTCAGCGACTTAGAGGGAGCGCACCGAAACGCATGGGAGTCTCTGAAGTCGATCTGAACTACGCCTGGCACCTCACCCTGTACGAGGTGCTTGAACTCGTCATTCAGCATTGCGGAGAGGCTGAAAATTCGTCTGACCCCCTGGTGATCGGGGTTCATCTAAAAATGGCTTCCCGGGCAATGCGATGCGCCCTGGAAATCTATGGTCTGCAACTAGAGGTGCCGAAAGAGGAACAGAAATGAATACCTACGAAATCACGATCAAAATTCCGACCAAGGACGCTTTTCTCGATTTCATTGAAAAGGTCGGACCCGCCGCCGGCCAGATGACCGTCACCGTCACCAAAGTGATCAAGGACGACGTCGTCGCCAGCATGGCTCAGCGGGCCAGGGCCCCCAAGAAGCAACTGCGCGGCTCGAAGGTCAACGACACCATTCTGGCGCGGCTCGGGCATGGTCAAGCGACGATCAAGGAGCTCAAGGAGGCGCTCGAAAGCAACCGGCTATCGGCCGGCTCGCTGTCGACCGGAATCGCCGCCCTGACCAAGTCTCGCCAGATCGAGCGCACCGCGGAAGGCGTCTACGGCCTCGCCGATTGGCAAGCCGCGGCTCAGTGATGGATGAAGCGGCGCGCAAGCGGCGTCTGGTCGCCGACATCAATCTGGTGTCGGGCGCCTACGCGCGCCGCCTCGAAGACAAATGGGCGGTCGGGGTGCTCGACCTCTTGTTCAAACTCCCCGGCATGCCGTGGATTTGGGCTGAAGGCAAAATCGTCGCCGGTAACCAATTCGAGCCTTCCGAGCGTCAGTGGGTCGAGGGCAATCGGATCAAGGCGACTGGCACCCCGGTGCTGCTGTTCGGCTGGAAAAAGTCGAGCTTCTTCATCTCGCCGTGGGTCAAGAAGGCGCATGTCGACAATTGCTACCGCGGCGACGGCCCGAACCTATGGACGCTGCAAAACTACCTGAAGGAAACTCATGAATCTCGATGATGAATTGCGCACCAAGACCACTGCGAATGGCCCTTTCGAGGACGTCGCGCAGCTGGCGCAGGGGATCAAGTTCGCGCTGCGCCGCGGGCGCAACTGGGAGCCGATGTCGCCCGAATCGAAAGAGGCGCTGGAGCAGATCGCCTCGCGCCTCGCGATGATCCTGACCGGCGACCCGAACGAAGCCAAGCACTGGAACCGGATCGCGATGTACGCGCGAATTCGCGACAAGGCGCTGGAGCAGACCAGTCTCGAAAGCGGGGTGACCCGGCTCGCCCGGTTGCGGGCCCGCGACATGCCACTGGCCCTGCCCGAGGATCCGACCGATGAAACTCGCTGAAATTTTGGCGCACTGCGAAACTGCCTTCACGGAACTGGTTCAGATACGCGGTCAGCTTGAGCGCGATTGCCATAACGATACTGCATTAGCGCTCGGATTGGCGGTCGGGGCTGTTGATCGAGCTAAAGGGTTGGTCGAGCGCGACCTCCGACTGCGAAAAGAGCAAGAAGAAGCTGATGCGTGATCGTTGATGGTCAAGCGCGACGACACGACCTTTGACCTGTTCGAAGGCGAAGCTCGCCGTGACAAGGGAATGGGTCAAGTCAAGAAAAACAATGCTGAATTGCTGGTGAAAATATTGGTCTTGATTCGCGAGTTGCCCACAAGCTGGGTTGGCCAGACAGAAGACATTCGCACCATGAGCGAACCTCGCTACGGCAAGCCGACGCACCATAACTTCTACGGCGCGGTGGCAAGAGAAGCGGTCAGATTGGAGATCCTCGCCTACACCGGACGTGTTGTGAAAATGAAGCGCCCTAAAGCCCACGCCCACAAAACGCGAGAATTGAAAAGAACATGAGCTTGGCGAGGCCCGGCGTGGCCAAGCATGGCGCGGCGCGGTCTAGCGAGGCTTGGCGCTGCAATGCGCTGCAATGCGAGGATTTAATTACGTGAGTCAATTAGACCCAGTTCAACTTAGCGCACTCGACTTCTCTCGCGATAAGCGCGGCGTCGGCTGGTTCATGGAGCAGGGGCTCGGCAAGACCCTGTGCGCGCTGGCTGAGTTCTCCTGGTACGAGAAGCTGGGCGAAGCCGACCGGATGGTCGTGGTGTGCCCGAACACCTTCAAAAAAGGGTGGTCGGACGAGATCGAAAAGCACGGCTTCTCGTTCGCCGAGCACATCTTCCAATCAAGCAAAAAAGAGAAGGCCGGGATCTTCGTCAACGGCGTTCATAACCGTCCACCCGTTTTCATTCTCAATTACGAAGCGCTACGAATGCCGGCGGTGCTCAAGGCGATGACCACGTGGGCCTCGCGCGGCAAGACCTATTTCGCCATTGACGAGTCGATCCAGATCAAGAGCCATAGGAGTCAACAAACCAAAGCGGCCCAGCGCCTCGCCGCGGTGTGCAAATGGGTGCGCTTGCTGAGCGGGCGCCCGCAAACCCAAGGTCCGCACGATTTGTGGGGGCAATTGCGCGCCATCGGGCTGTTCCCCGACACCAGCTTCCTCGCCTTCAGGAATACCTTCTGTGAAATGGGCGGTTACATGATGAAGGAGGTGGTCGGTGTGCGCCAACCCGAAATGCTCGCTAGGATCATGGAACCGGTGGTCTTCCAGGCTAAAAAGAAAGACTGGCTACCGGATCTGCCGCGCAAGGACGCGACCATTCGCGATTATGCGATGTCGACCGCGCAACTCGCTCAATACAACCAGATGGAGCAGCAGTTCCTGCTCTATCTAGAACACAACGTCGTCACGGTGGACGTCGCTATAGCTAAATACGAGAAGCTCGCCCAGATCCAGACGGGCTTCATATACGACGAGGCGGGTGATGTTCATGAGCTCGTAAAGCCTCTCGAAAACCCCCGGCTCAAGCTCTTGCATCAGCTTCTGGACGAGGAGGTCGAGGGCAAGGTCTGCGTCGTCTACCGTCATCGTCCCATCCTTAACATGCTGGTCAAAGCTTTGGCCGAATACGACCCGGCCTGGATCATGGGGCGGATGAAGCCCGAGGACGTCGAGGAGCAGAAGCGGCGATTTAACGACGACCCAAGCTGCCGGATCATCCTGTTGCAGGCCGAAGCCTCGAAATACGGGCATACTTTGTTGGCTGGCCCAGCGGAAGAAGACAGGTGCCGCACCATGATCTTCTTCGAGAATTCTTATAGCGCCGACACGCGAGACCAGATCGAGGATCGTATCCACCGCCGCGGCCAGACCGGCGAATACGTCTCGTATATCGACCTCTCGGGCTCGGACCTCGACCGCCGGATCGTCAAAGCCCTGCAACGAAAGGATGCGCTATATCGTTCTGTCTTTAAAAACCTTAGAGTCGCCGAACCAGCTTGATGGGGAATTACAAAATGCGCAAACTTCTGCTTACGGCCGCGCTTCTCGCCGCTTTCGGGGCCAATCCCGCTAAAGCGACGCTGCAGCTTTCAATCAGCGACGGGACGACCACGTTTTCGTGCAAAGACGGCCAGCTTGGCTGCGATCAGAGCGGCGGGGCGAACAATCTCCTGGTGGTCAACACTACGGTGGGAGGATTCTTTGTCGAGATCGCGCTCACCCAGTCGACGTTCGGCGGGCATGACATTCTTCAGCTCTCAACCTCGGACATCGTTAACAACGGCCCGCATGAGGGCGTTCTGAGCTTCTTCGCTGGCGACACGAATTTCACCCCGCCCGTGAAGAGCATCGAGGAGAGCGCCTCGCTGACCTTCAACCGCAACATCGGCGCGGCGGATTCGACGCTTGAGTTCTTTGCCGATCCGGCCAACGGGCAGGGCGCCAATCCGCTGAACACGCCCGGAACCTTGCTCGACAGCGTCAGCGGTCACGCGCTGACCGATCCGGATTCGTTTTCGGGCACCAAGACCCAGGCGTTCATCTCTGGTTCGCCGTTCTCGATGACGGAGGCGGCGCATCTCGATCTGATTTCTGGCGGCTCGATCACCGGCTTTAATCAGTCGATGACCTCGTCGGCGGTGCCCGAGGCTTCCACTTGGGTGATGTTGGGACTAGGATTCGGGCTTCTCGGACTCGTCGGACGCCGACGTGTTGGCTTGAGGCCCGTTATAGCCCCCTAAACGACGCCAAAGGCTCCCTTTGAGCCGTGTCAGGTCAACGCCAGAAGGGGCGGGTTATGGCTAGACCCCGCCCCTTCGCTGTCTACCAAAGGTGCAAAATGGAAATAGTACTTCTCTGCACTATCGTCGGTATCCTGATTGATCCCCCTCCTCGCGACGGATGGGCCGGTCAAAATCAGTACAAGCCACCGAAACCAAGGCGGCCGCCATTTGGAGTGGAATTTGCGCGCCTACAGCGCGAACGGCGCGAACAGAAGCACGAACAGCGCGAACAATCAAAAGCAGCCTGGGAAGCGACAGGCCTTAAGCTGGGCCGCTTAGTACGCGGAGCCAAGCATTAGATTCTTGATCGCATTGCCGACGTTGTAACCGCCGGCCGTCTCCGGAATCTGAGGACCAGTCTGCGCGCCCGTGGGTTGTTGACCGGTCAGTTGAGGGTAAGCCTGCTGAATGTTCGCCATCCCTCGGCGAGCATTGTAGGACTTAATCAGCTTCTTGCCGCCCATGTAGCCCGCCAGTTCACCGGCCATCGCCCCGGGAATGCCAAAAAGGTGTTCCCCGGCAAAGCTTAACCCTGTCCCGAGCAGATGGGGGATCATCCAACTAACACCGTGATCGCTCGCGCCCGCGCCGGATAAGCCCGCCATCGCTTGATAATCCGGCGTTCCAGGTGTGTAATATTTTTCGGCTTCCGTGAACGGCCCTTGGCCGACGCTGCCGCCCGTCTCTTTCAACTGACGCTGCAATTCCCCTAGATACTGTGATGCCTGCCATTGCTTGTTGGCGTTCTGAGCGTCTTTCAGCATGCTGTAAGCTTGGCCGACCGGGTGATCGCTGGTCGGCTGCGCGGTCGCCAATACCCCGTCTTCTCCGGTCAACGCATCCCTGACCTTCGCCGCCAAAACCTGTTCCGCATTGTTGGTAGGAGAAGCCGCATCCTGAATGCTGCGGGCATATTCATCGACAGCGCCGGCCGACACCGGGCCGGTTCGCTGCATTTGATTAACGTGGTCCTGCATTTTATTCATGAAACCCGTAGAGACGTCTCCCTTTTGAACATCCGTTAGATCGTTGATGGAGCTGACGTAAGCGTCGGAAAGATCCTTTGGCGCGAATGTCGGCGCAGTAGAGGCGTGCAAATCCGCATACTTCGCGATCTTGTTCGCTTCGGTCGCCGCATTCGCCGCGGCCGGATCGACAGAGCCCGGCTTACCCAAGACCTTGGTCAGCCCCTTGTTGACCAGGGGCGCCGCGGCCCCTGCCGCCCCGCCCAAGGCCGCCCCGCCCAGCGCAGCCCCAGCGGTGCCCGCAAGCGTCGGATCGTCGCTGCCGGCGACGTGGCTGACCCCGCCGACCGTCGCTCCCTCGGCCGCCGTGCCGGCGATCTTGGATAGAGTCGAACCTGCTCCGAGCGCCGCCGCGCCCGCCTCCGCGGCGTCAGTCACCGGATCGAGGAGATTGACCAGTCCGAGCCCATAGCCGGCCGCCTCAGTCGGATAACGGATGTACCAGGGCAGGCTCGCCGCCGCGGCTGAGCTCTGCGCCGCGGTCTCGGAAGGCTTCTTTCCCGTCGCCGCCGCGCGCAGGAGATCGCCGACGCCCCAATCGGCCGAGCTTTCGAAGGTTCGCGCCACCGCGCTCAGCGGCGACTTGGAATAATCGTTGTCCGAGCTCGCGGAAGGCCAGCCGAATTTCGCCTGCAGCGCCGAGGTCATGGTCGAAGTTGGCGTGCCGTCAGGGAACTGCGCCGTCCCGCCGTCAGGCGTGTTGACGGTGATGGTCATTCAAGCTGACCCGTCTTCGGATTGTAGGTGTAAGTTTTACCGCCTCCAGGGGCGTTCGCGTTCGCGGTCGCCGACTTCGGCGGATTGCTCGCCCACTGGCCACCCTTGCCGGCATAGAGATCGCCGCCCGGCAAATAAGCCGAGTTCACCAACGGCTTTGGGTTGTTGGGGTCGCTCGTGTCCCACTTCATGCTATCGGGAATTTCATCTATCCGGCCGGCCGCGCCGAGGGTGTTGACGTAGCTCTTGTTCAGTTGATTCTGAAACTGGCCGAACTGACTCATGTAGCCTTCCGGCGACTGAGTGAAGTTGGTCAGCGGGCTCAAGCCCTCGCGTAAGTTCTTCACCTCGGTCCCGGTGCGCCTCGACCCGGTCGATTGGAACGCCTCGCCGTAGACCTGGTTGTTGAGGGTTTTCATCTTCATCAGCGCATCTTGCTCGGGCTGGGTCAGGCCAGCCGAAGCAAGCAGCGACATCATGACACCCGGAGCAGTGTGCTCGTCCGACGACATCAGCTTTATGGCCGCGGCCTTCTTGATCGAGCTGGACAGGATATTCTGCATCACCGGCGTCGTGCCATCGGTGTCGACCGCGTTTTTGATCTGGTCCGCGGTGGTCCGCATCTGGTCGATCTGAGTCAGCATGTCGGGCGCTTTTTGCTGTGCTTCGAGCAGATCTTTCTGCTTCTGCTCTGCGCCCTGCGTCCCGACTTGGATATTCGCCTCACCCTGCTTCTGCTTAAGCGCGATCTGCGCATCGATCTGCTTATTCATCAGCCCCTGCAGCTGGTCGGTCGGCAGGGCGTTAAGGATATTCGGATCCATCCCGTTCGGACCGCCAGTGAGGGAAGCGATCATCGCCGGCCGCGCGGCGTTGAGCCGCTGCATGTTCTGCAGCGCGATCAGATTGGTCAGTTGCGCCCCAGGATCGGCGCCCTGGCGCTGCGAACCCATGATCGCATTCGCCATCTGAGGGGTCGAGAAAGCCGCCGCCATCATGTTGAGACCGTGGTCGATCTCGTTGGCCGAGCGGTTGCGCTGCTCCATCTGCAGATAAAGCTGGGCGAGGTCGGGCGGCGACTGAGTGGCGGCCGTAGGAGGCAATCCCTGCTGTCCGGGCGGGGGCGCCGGCGGCGAAGGCCCGCCAGCGGGCAACGGCGGACCTCCTACAGGCCGCATAACCCCGCCACCCATCGGAGGGCCGCCTTGAGCGGGAGGAGGCATGGCGCCTGGGGGCAGCTTCCCGCCTGGCGGTGTGTTCTGCAATTGCGGCGGCGCATTCGGGTTGGGATTGGGCGCCGGTTGTGGGTTCATCGCCCCGGCAAGTTGGCTGTAGGGGTTGCCGTATAAAAGATTCAAGATTTCCGCGCCGATCATGTGCTATACTCCTCCTCGCGCGGCACGGCTGTGCTTGGCGTCGCGGAGCTTTGCCCGGCTAGGCATGGCAGGGCTTTGCAGAGCAATCCTCGGCTGGGCCCGGCATCGCAAGACATAGCGCGGCAAGGCAAGGATGGGGGTCACGTTGTGGCCCCCTTCTGACTTTGTAACTGATTAAGCGTGTTGAAAAACGGCTGGTTGGAATAACCGCCGGGGATCGAGGTTCCGCCGCCGGGATGCTGTGACAGGAAAGCCTGCAGGACCGAGGGCTGCGATTGCGGCCCGGTCGGGGTCGTCCCGGGCAGCATCTGCGCCCCGGGCGTGGCGACGTGGCCCGGGTTGGCGAGCGCGGTGAGATAGGCCTGGCGCATATCGATGGGGTTGGTCGGCGCGGCCGGCGCGGCAGCGGCTTGCTGCGGGTGTCCCAATATCCCTTGTTGCGGAACCATGGCGTACCCGTAAGCCGACTGACCAGCGGTCGGGCCGCCCGAGCCCATGGCGTTTTGACCGCCGGCCGCGCCGCCGGTGCCCTGGCCTTCGTAGATCCGCTGCAATTGCTGCGGGGGCGCGGAATTGAGCGTGGTGCCTGGCGCCGTGGGTGCGGGATTGGCGGTGCTCCAAGCGTCGTGCGCCTTCTGCGCATCGAGAAACGACTGGATCGGATTGCCCGAAGCGTCGGTCGGCGCGCCCATGTAGCCGGCCATCGGGATCTGACCGGTGAATTCGAGATAAGGGTTGGGGTTGGTCATCCCCTGCGCGCCCATCAGGTTGTAGGCGTCGGCAAGAGGATCGAGACCGCCAATGCTGGACATGGTGCTTATCCGTAAAGGCCTGTGGAATTCAGCGTAGTGCCCGGGGTCGGCGCCGGGTTGGCCATCGGGATGATCTGGCCGCCCATCATCGTCTGGGTCGAGCTCGGGCCGGGCGCCCCTTTCAGGCCGCCCTGGCCGCGGAGCGCGGCCGCCAGCTGCGCGCCCTGCATGGCGAGCTGCTGCTGGCGCGCGTTGCCGCCCGCGGCCGCGGCCTGCTGGGTTTGCAAATCCAATGGCGCGGGTTCGCTACCCCCGCCGCCTCCACCGCCGGCCACCGACTCCAGATTGTCCATGGTCGACTTGGTGCCGGTCCCGCCGGTCGGCATGCTGAGCGCGGCTATCGCTGTGCCGACATTGGCGGGTTGAGCCGGTGCAGCGGCCGGCGTTGCGGCGACCGCCGTCCCGCCAGCAGGACCGCCCATCTTCGCCGTGGCGTTGGCGACGTACTTGGCGACGCTCTCGTTGACATCGCCGACGTTGCGCTTCCACGGCGTCGGCGAGCCTGGTGGGGAGACGTTGCCAGGGCCGGAAAAATAGGCGACCGCGACGCGTGCTGGGTCGTTCGGCCAGCGGCTCGCATAATCAGCGATGATCCGGTTGTGGACCGCCAGATTGTCAGCCGGGTTGTCGATGCTCTCGCCTGGGCGCGCGTATTGTTTGAACGTCGCCGGCATGATCTGCCCGGGCCCGCGCGCTCCTTGCGGACTGACCACGTTTCGGCCGCCGCTCTCATTGGAGATGATCCCTTTGGAAATCTGCGCCGGGGTGATGGTGACGCCAGGCGGGATCTGGGGCCCATAGTTTCCAGGCGCCGAAGGCAGCGGCGAGGGGGCATAGACCGGCGGCGGCTGAGCTCCTCCAAGCGGCGACGGCGCGTAGGGGTTGTCAGCCACCGAGCGCCCCTAAAATCGGAGCGCCGGGAGCGCGCAGTTTGCTTTGTAAAATGCCCTTCGAAGGCGGGGTGGCGTCGGCCGACAGGGCTCCTCCGGGCTGGGGGCCTTGTTTGAGGATTCCGATTGCCTTCGCCACCCCTTGCGAGGATGGGGGAGTAGCCCCCGCGCCCAGCGCATTCAGCATGTCCATATGCACTGCCATGTGCCCCTTCGAGGTCACCTGGCGCACGGCGTGCGGCGCGATCTTCTTCACGTCCTCGGCCATCGGGCCGACGATCTTCGGGTAGTGCTTCGGGTCGCCCTTGTAGCGGTAGGCGTACATGTCGATGCCGGTCGGGTGCTTGCCGATCTTGACGATGTCGGTCTTGAGGCGGCGATCCGAGAGGCCGAGCATCGATGTGAGACCGGCCATCGCGCTGGTGCCGCCGGCGCCCGAGGAGAACAGCCCGCCGAGCGTCTGCATGCCGCCGAGCGCCGCCGCCATCGGGTTCGACTGGGTCTGGGTGGTCTGCGAGGCCGAGGTGCCCGAGGTCGCGGTGTCGTACGGCGTCATGCCTAAAGACGATTCCATGATGCCGAGCTGTTGCTGCGGATACTGGAAGGCCTGTTGGAACTTGGCCATCTGGGCGTTGACGTCGTTCTGCGCCTGTTGCTGCTCGAAGCCGCCAGCCGAGGTCAACATCCCGTAATTGGCGATGTTGTTTTGCATCTGCTGCGTGCCGAGCGTGCCGAGACCGGAAGCGGCCTGGTTGACCAGCCCCTCCTGACTAAGTCCCGCCGCTTGGTTAAGCTGTTGGGCCTGTAAATTGCGGCTAATGTCGCCGGTCGCTGCGGCTTGCGCCTGGCCGAAGTTGGCTTGGTTGAGCTGGCCTGCCATCTGGGCCATGCCTAACGCGCCTTGAGCCTGTGTGACCCCTTGTTGAATCGCTTGGCGTGAGCCGCCGAACGCGCCCGCCGATGCCGCGGCGTTCTGTTGCTGGTTCTGTGACAACCCCAGGTTTTGTTGCATGATCGGCAAAGTTGCATTGATCACGCTGGACGTGAATGGGTTCATGTACGGGCTAAGATTAGTATTAGCAATCTGTGCCGGATTAACTTGCTGCGGCGTCTGGCTCAAGTTGTTAAGGTACCCAGCCTGAGAAGCGTTCTGCGCGTCCTGGCCGACGTTCCCCGAATTCGCCGCTAAATTCCAGGCTTGTTGGCTCTGTGGAGCAACATCCGCCACCATCTGACCTTGATATTGCTGGAGGGGCTGCGAGGCGACTTGCTGTGCCAAACCATAATTCTGCTGGCCAGCGTTCTGCACCCATTGCGGAATTTCGTTGGTGCTCTCGGAACTACCTTGTTGAGTTGTTGTACTGCTCCCTCCCATGTGTTAAACTCCTCTTACAGCGCGAGGCTCAGCACGGCACGGCACGGCACGGCCAAGCCAGGCGGCGCTCGGCTCGGCGAAGCTCGGCGATGCAAGGCATGGCAAGGGAACCATCCTAGAGTTCCTTTTGATATAAAAACGACGTGGTCTTTACTCGCCACCCATGGCTCTTCGCATCGGGCATCCACCCGCGCCGACCGTATGCCTGAACAAACGTGATGTCATTGCGCGCCGCATATTCGAGAATCCGGTCGTGCAGCCGCCGGCAGGCTCCGAGATCGCCAACTACAGCGAGAACGTCCATCACCCGAGCGCGCGGATAATCGACTACCTGAGTGACCGCCCAGCTGTCGCCATCGGCGAAACCCTGCATCCGGTCCTCGGAAATCGCCTTCAGAACGTCGGAGACATGATAGATGCCGCCCATCCGGTCGAGCGCCCGCGCGAGTTTCGCATGATAAGGGTGGACGTTCATCGCGTCGGGTTCGAACCTCCGAGCGGCACTGGCACGGCGACGAACGACCCGTTAGTCTGAACCTGCAAGAGCCACACCGCGGGCGGCTGTCCCGGCGGCGCGTCGTTGGCTTGCAGCATGATCCCCGACAGCGGCTGATTGCCGTTGAGCTTGGCGGCGAACCCCTGCCGGCACCATAGCGAGAACTGGCTGAGATAATTGCTCAACACATTGGTGATCGACGGATCGTTGGGCAGGGGCGGCGGCGGATGGGCCTGCGGCGGCGAGCCGGAACCGGGCGAAGTCACCATCAGCGATCTCCTCTCAGCGTGCTGTCGATCAAATGCTGGCCGACCGTCACCGGATTGACGAGCGGACCGGCAAGCGCGATCCGCAGCCGGATGTCGCGGCCAGTGGTGCGCAAGTCGACAAAGCCGTTCGAAGTGTTGACCGGGCGCGGCGTCGTTTGCTGCTCTTGCACCAGCACCGGCAGGCCGGTCACCGGGTCGGGCATGACGCTCCGAGAATTCTTGTAAAATAGGGAATAGAGCAGATTGTTAACGTCGCCCTCAATGTCGGGGATGATCTGCTTGACCGTCACCAAGCGCGAACCCGAGGCGAGGTTGAGATCGAACGTCTCGGCCCAGGGCAGCGGCACATCGGCGGGATAGGTGTTGCTCGCTTCGTGCTGGTAGGCGACTGTCCCGTCCGCCATGATGGTGTGAGCGGTGTAAGACGCCGTGATGCCGGCCGAGCGCGGCATCTGGCCCATGCTCCACCAACCCTCTTTATAGTTGTAGATTACGCATCGAGTGTTATAGCCCGATGGATTGGTCGCGGAGCCCTGCGGAAAAAACCACCAGAACTCATTGAACGGCGCGACATGCACCGCGCAGGCCTGCCAGCGCACGTTGAGAATATCAATGTCGTCATCAATCCAGGGCCGCACCTTGCACGGCATCGGCTGAATCCAGGCGCCGTTGTACGAATAGAGCCCTTGCTGCGACATCCACACCGTCATCGACGCGGTCGAGGCGATGCTTTGCGGCGACCAGGGGGTGCAATTCTTGCCGATCTCCTGATAATTGTAGACGTACGGAATTCCTAGAAACGCATTGATGTACGCGGTCTTCGCCGTCCACATCAAAATCCCTTGCGGCGTCGTGTGGGCGCAGATGATCGGCGACGCGGGCTCGATGTCGAGGTACCCGGCCTGCGAGGTGACGTTGCTGTAATCCCAGGCGCCTGGGTTCTCCTGGTCGCACCAAGCGAACCGCCTCGGCGACCCGCCGTCGGTCGTGCCGTCGTTGGTCGAGCCGAAAATCATGATGAAACGTTCGTTGGTGACCACGAAACATCGACCGAAAGGCACCTGACCACGCCCACTATCGGCTGGCTGAACCACAGCTGCGCCGCCAACCGCTGGGTCCCACATCAGAAGCCGCCCATCGGCCGAGGTCATGGCGTAAAGAATGGCGCCAAAATTATCGAGGCTGTAGACATCGGGGATCTGGTCGAGCTGAACGACCGACGATTCCGCGCGCGGCGTGCCATAAGTCGAGGCGCTATAAAGCCCATCGCTATAGCCGCCGGCCCCGATCAGCGGCGGCTGGATCGGTTGAGTGATCGAGCCGGAATAAAGGCCGATGCTGTAGTCGCCGTCGCTGTAATTGACGTCGGTCGCGTCGCTTCCCGGCGAGATGTCGATCAGCTCGCCGCCGACGTCGACATATAGATTTGCCTCGCATAAATACGCAATTCTGTAGACCTGATCCAGGCCAAACCATCCGTGAATCTTTTTGCAACGCGAGGCGAACTGATAATTTTCGACGCCGTCGACAACGTCGGTGTACTGCGCCTGCCCGCCGACCGGCGAGAGCTGCCCCTCCACCCACCGGCATAGGTTCACCTCCGACCAGTTCGATGACTTCATCTGCTTGGTCGGTAGAGCGACAACGCCCGGTGGAATTTCTAGAGGGACAAATTTTGTGCTCATCGCTTCAGGGCTTCGATCTCGGCTTTGAGCTGCCTGACGCTATTGACCAGGGCATAGATCAGTTCGGTGGTGTCGATGCTCCTGAGATCGCTCACCCGGCGGCCGTCAATGACGCCTTCGTGCCGGCTGACCATGCTGGGAAAGACTTGCTCCAGCTCCTGGGCGACAAGGCCGACGAACTCCTGGCCCGATTGCGCCGCGTGCTCATGCACCCCGTCGTTACCTTTGTAGGCGTAGATGATCGGGCGAAGCTGCAGCACCTCGCTCAAGCCCGCCTCGTACTCGCCGGTCACGGTCTTGATGCGCTCGTCGGACAAGGTCGCCCAAGGACCGCCGCCAGGTTTGAAGGCGCTATTGTTTTCGAGCAGGAAATTCCCGCTCGGGCAGGACATCAACCAACTATTACCGTCGTAGATGATCGAGCCGCTGTTAGGGCCAGCGAGCGCGCCGCCTGCGGGCAGGACAAAGTTGGCGGCGTTGATGTTCGAGCTTGCCGAGATGGAGCCGGTCGAAATAGCGCCAAAGGTTCCCGTACCGGCGACGCTGATCGTACTGGTGAAGTTCGTCGCCGCGACGCCGCCGCTGAAAGTCGACACGCCCGCCGTTACGTTAAGACCGGCACGAAGTGTGGTTGCACCGACGACATTCAAAGTACTGTTAAGCTGTGCCGCGCCGTTGACGACCGGCGTGGCGACATTGAGAGTGGCCAGGGTCGTCACGCCCGTGACGTTGAGAGTGGTGACGTTGGCGGTCACGAAGGTCGCCGTGCCGGTCGCATTGAGGGTGTTAAAAGTCGCCAGACCAACATGAGTGGTGGCGTTGCCGAAGGTGACCGTACCGCTGGCGCGATTGATCGACATCGGCGTTGATAGAAGCCCACCGGTGTCGTTGTAGGCGGTCAAGCTGAAGTTCGACCCGGCCGAGCCGCCGACCTCGGCGCTGGCGTCCTCGGCCAGCACCCACCGTCTTTGCTGGCCAGTAGGAACGGTCGAGTTGACGAAGGTCAACGTTCCCAAAACCCCGGTGCCGGGATTGTTGCTCAGATTGAGGTTGTTGGCGCTGAGCGCACCCGCGCTGGTAAACAGTTGCGCGTCGATCATGTCGAGGTCGGAGTTGAGCTTCGCCCCCCACGTCGTCGCGCTCGCGCCAACTTCCGGCTTAACGAACTTGTAGTTCGCAGTGGTTGTGTCCGCCATTTTCTATCTCCCCAAGGTGCCGGCGCTCGCCCCGACTTCTGGCTTAACCCCAAGAGTAATTTGGAGCGGGCGCATCAGAAGCCCATCCCAGCATTACGAACTCGAACCAAGTTGCCCGAACTTAACGCCACCTGAAAAGAAAAAGTCTGCGAAACCGCTCCACCGCCCGCAACCAGATTGCCGGTCGTGTTTGTGCCGACGATCGAGACATCAGTCCATATTGCGGAATTAGGGTGAAAGGACCCAAAATTAACCGTGCATGTCGTTTGTCCCGCCGTCGAACCCCATTGGATTTGGTAAGTGTAATCATCGCCGCGACTGACCACCGCACCAGTTCCGCCGCAACCGGAAGCAATAGTCGGCTTAAGGCCAGCAGCGTCATTCAACACATTGCCGTACATCGATGGGTAGGTAAGGAACTGGACCCAGGGAAGGGTGGCGGTGTTGTTAATCCCGGTGCCATTCTGAGCGATTGCGCCGCCATCAATGATCAGGTGACTATTCGCCGAAGCGTTGTTGATCCCATTACGCCCACAATTCTCCATCCTCATGCCAACGAGATGGATTTCCCAGCTCACACCGGCGTCAATCACCAGGCAATCATTCGTTGCCGTCGACATCCAACAGTTCAGGCAGAAAAACTGATTGCCGCCTCTCCCCGGCCCAGGCGCTCCCGGTGTGCCGGGGTCTGAAATCCGAACGCCGCTGCCAGGCGTGCCGTCAGTCGCTGCCGTGCCGGGGCCGAATATAATCTGACGATTTGGAAGGCTGGGCGTCTGCGACTGATCGATGAGAACGTTGTAATTCGTATTATTGACGATGTCGGTCGTGTACCAGATGCAGCCGCCGCAATTGCCAGCGATCAAAAGACCGATGCCGCTATTCGAAAGCGCGCCATTGTAGTGATACATGTCGGTTGATTGCGCGCCGCCATGTGCCGTATCCTCACCGTTGTCGATTTCGCCCGCATTGCTTCCCCGACACGAATAGTTTTTAACGTAAAACTGGTTCATTCCGACGAAATGGCAGCCGTTGTAGAAGTTGTTCGGAAGCCAGACGTGACCTAAATAAGTTTGCTCCATCACCAAAACGCAGATCGTGCCAGCATAGAAGGCGTCGCCAGCCGTCATGACTGTGTCTGAATACATCGAGAAGTTGCGAATTGCGACCCGATGTGCAAGGCAATTACTCGCCATACTCCCTATAGAAAGCAAACTAATGGTTGTACTTGCTCCCCTGTAATGCAGCACGCCACCTTGGAAATCGACGATCAAGTCATCAGTCGCCGGAATGGTCAGCGCGCTGGTGAACATGCACTGACCAGGCATGCCAACAAGCTTGACCCGCGCCGCCGCCTTGGCGAGCCACGCTTGAATAGCGGCGGTGTCATCAGCCGCGCCATCACATTTCGCGCCGAACGAAGCGAGATTGATCTCACGACCAAGACCACTAAACGCGCCGCCGGCCGCCGTCCCGAACGGCACCCACGCGCCCGTCTTATCGAGCAGGTCGAACTCCTGCGGCGATGACTGCGGCAAGGTCGAGACATTGGCGGGCTGACGCTGTTGCGCCTGCGCGGCGGTGGCGAGGAGAAGGGCAAGAAAGGCGAGAGCGCGCATCACCAGTTCCCGCTTACGGTCTTATGCGTTCCTGTCCCGGCGTCACTGACGCAACCAAGCGTGTTCATGCCGGAACAAATGTTGCCGGTAACAACATAATAGTCAGAAGCGCCAGAATTGATAAGCACGCCATAACCAGTGCGAGGGGCTGGCGGAGTCCCGGGCACCGCAACCAACCCAATAAAATCATTGGTAATCGAAAAGTTACTGACGCCGGGAGCAATTGCAATATTATTGGCTGAACCTGACAATCCAGTTCCGTTGTTATTAAGGTAAATCTGACTATTAGTGATCGAAGTGGCCACACCGCCGCGCAACCAAAACCCATGCGTCGAATTATTATTGACGAGCATGTTAGAAAACATTGCGCCGCCAAAACCAGGATCGATGCGAATGCCGGCTTGACTTAACGAAATCGATGCGTAGCCGTTAACCTCCTGAAGCATACCCCCTGCATGGAGATACATGGTGTTGTAGAAATTGCGCTCCAACTCAACGTCGTTGAATTCAGCAAAAAGAGGCTGGCTCACTCCAGTATTAAGAGAATCAATCATCGATAATCCCGTACATCCACTCAACAATTCAGCGTGATCAATACGAAGAGTGGCTGCCCAGCTATCCATCACAACCCACGCCGTCTTGCCGTCCTCTGGTGGGCAGGTCGCCTCGTATTTCCATTGCGCCGTGCCGTCGTTGATCGCCGTTGACCAGACCGCCGCTGGCGTCGTCACTCCTGGCGGATAACCACTCGGCCCCGTTCCAGTCGAAGCCGTCGTCCCCGCCTGCGTCACGCCGTAAAGACTGCCATTGATGTACGCCCACTGCCCGACCGTCACCGCAAGGTTCTGCGCCCAGGTGACCCTGTTCAGAGGAGAAACTGAAACCGGCCACGGATTATTGGCGACGATGCGCGATATGCGCGCGCAGCACGTGTTGTTGCCGCCAACGTTGTCAGGCTGTCCGCCGAGATAAATCAAAACCGGGCTAAAGAGATTGCTGCCGTAAACCGTGTCAATTTTGAAATCAGCCGACTTACCGAGCGCAATTCCGCGCCACATGTATTGAATGACGATGTTCTCAATGCTGCAAAGGAAGCAGCCGTTCTGCACCCGGATGGTGTACCCATTAGTCGGGATGTAATGATTTGGGCCGAACTGGCAGCCGATAATCCGGCTGGACGATCCGGTCATCGTGAAGAAATCACCGCTATCCGTCGCTTGCAGTAATTGCCCTGCGAAACCGACGCCAGCCGGATAGTTGCCTTCGCATCTCAGAGTGACGACGCCGCTGATGGCGATAGGGCCACTGCTGGACGTATCGAGAAGGTATGAGCCAGGGGGAACAAGGACGGTGCCGCCGCCTTGCGCCACCGCGTAAGCGATTGCTGAACGAAACGCTGGCGCGCTATCCTTCGCGGCAGTAGGGTCAGCGCCATAAAAGCGGACATCGTTCGCCGTGATGACGCTCTGAAACGTCGGCGTCGGATAGGACTGCGCCTGCGCCGCCACGCTCAACCCCAAAAGCGCGCAGATGAAAGCACTACGAAACACAGATCACCCCTCCGTTATTCCATAGGACCCCAGCTGTCGGCGGCAGAGTCGTGGGCAAATTGAGCCACCAATTCGGCCCCGGCGGACCTTGCGGACCCGGCGGACCTTGCGGCCCCGGCGGACCCGTGCCAACCGCCGTTGTGTCATAAATATCGGCGGCCAAGATTTCGCCCGCGCCAGCAGGCCACAAGAGATTAACTCGATTGTTGGGTACATCGACGGTGTAGCCGCCCGCGCCCGTCCCGTTGTCGGGAACCAGCCTTAAGCCACCCTTGGAGACGATGAGCCCCATGTTGGCGGCCAGAACAATACTGTTGCCGAACATGTCAGCGGCGGACAGCGAGAACGCCGTCTGACCCGCAGTAGCGATGTAATATAACGACAGGGTTTTTTGCTGGGTGCCGCCGCCGCCAATAATCGTCGTCCAAGAGAGGATGCCAGAGCCATTGGTCGTGAGCACCTGACCGGCCGAGCCGCCGTAGATCGCCAAATGAGTCAGATCAGCGAGAGCGAGCAGTCCGTTGACCGCCAGGCCGCCCTGAATCGTGACTCCGGACCCGTTGAAAACCGTCGCGCCGTCCGCCCGCGCGATGCTCAGCCAGGTGCCGAGAGACACGCCGGTCGTAGAGTAAGCCTGGAGGCTGAAATTCGCCCCAACGTTGTTCAATCCCTCATTGGTCTGATCGCCCAGATTCATCACCCAGCGCGTGATCCCCGCCGCCTGGGCAAGGATGGCGCGCGGATTGTTCAGCGGCGCATTGAGCACCAGGCTATTCGGCCCCTGCACGGTCAGAACTTGATTGACCGTCAGCGAGCCCGTGATCGTGCCACCCGCAATCGGCAAGTAAGGGCCGCCAGTGACCGGCGTCACCCACGACAAATTGCCGTTGCCGTCCGTAGCCGGAACTTGCCCGAGAGAGCCGCCGCCGATGCTGAGTTGAGCAACCGTCGGAATGGAACAAACCGCATTCCCGGCGAACAAGAGCGCGCCGCCGGTGACCGCGCCGCCCGTCGCCAAATTAGTCTGCCCGGTGAACGTCCCACCGCTTGCCGGAACGACGAGGTTCCAGGCCCCTAACGCGCGCCCATAAGTCTGATTGTCGGGCGGCTCGGAGATGCCGACTGAATGCGTTTCAAGATATTCGAGAGTGACCGGCTCCATCGGCTCAACTGGATCGCGCGACAAAAGAACCGGATAGTCGAGCGAGATCGTGGTCGGCGAGATCTGCACCGCCGTGTCAACGACATTCCCACCGCCATCAAGCTGATTGATCTGGAAGTTCGGCGGGCTCTCGCCGTCGTTGAGCGAAACTTGCCAATAAAGCGAGCTGACCGTCGCTGGCACACCAGTGATGGTGATGCCGCTGACAATCGCTGGCCCGGCCGGGGCGTTGCAACCCTCGGTGTTATTCCAATCGTTCGACGGCGGCAGCGGATCGACCACCCATTGCGGGGGTGGTTTCGGCGGCCCTGGAACCCACGCATCGTTCATGGTATAAGCCCCCTACCATGGCAAGGCGAGGCCAGGCTGAGCATGGCCCAGCGGGGCCCGGCCCGGCGGCGCCAGGCCCGGCAATGCGCGGCAAAGAGAGGAGCTTTGGTCAACCAAAGCTCCTCACCCGCATTCGATTAAGCCGCGAGCCGCTCGCCTTGGCGCGCTGATGGTCGTCGTTCAGCTTCTTGATCATGTCCTCGGCGAGCTGCTTCATCGCCCCGGCCTTGTCCTCTTCGCCCACCGCATGCAGATCGGCGTGCATCAACGATGCGTAGAGGTACAATGACGGATATTTGGTGTAGAGCCAGCTTGAGCCCACGGACGCCATGACCGGGACTTCCTGGTAGTAATTCATCTGGTAAAGCGTGCCCTCGACCTCGTCGGGCACGCCGCCGAAATAGATCGTGCGGCCTTCGATGGTGTACGAACCGAAAGTAGAATTGTAGTTGGCGAAATAAGTGCCGCTGTAGGGCGTCGCCGGCAGGCGAAAGAACTCGTCGCGCGGCTTGTAGCGGATCGGAACCCAGCCAGTCGGTGACCCCCCGGCGATCAGCATCAGGTCCGATTCGAGCCAATCGTCGGGCAACGTCGAGCACCCGCACGTCACGGTGTTTTGCGTCGTGGCGATCATCCGGTCGACGCGCAGCTCGGCGTTGAACTTCTGCTCAGCCTGCTGAACGAAAAACGCGACGAGAGCAGGGGTCCAATCCTGCCGGTTGGCGTAGTCGGCAATCTGTGCGGTGAGGGTATCGAAATCGCTCACTGCGCCCCTCCCTGCCAATATTGAAGGGCGTTCAGGATTTGCTGCGCTCCTATGGGGGGCGGCGTTCCGGCGCTCGTCGCACCCCGGGCGTCCTGCGCCGCCCTGATGTGCGCCATGATGCTCGGATCAGTTGGAATATAATTGGGATCCGACACGGGCGTCGTCGGCAATTTTTGAGTAAGAAAGCCGGTCTTTTTCTGCCAATCAATCGCATCGAGATTGGCGGGCGTGTAGTAGCCGCTCATGTTGTACGACTGAAAATCTTGATCGTGCGGCCTCGACGCCCATTGAGCCGGTCCCGCCGCCGCGCGTCGATCCTCGACATTCTGCGAACTGGGCATCTGTTGATAAGCGGGATTGATCTGGTCGCCGAGCACCGGCTGCAGCGGTAAATTGCCGAAGATCCAATCTTGCCAGCTCATACGTACCCCATCAGCCACAAAATCAGAATGACGATCAAGATGACGCCAATCACGCCAATGCCCCGATTGCCGAAACCATAGCCGGGTTGCCAAGGCGCCCCGGTGTAGAAGTGCGGCCCGACCCCACCGAGCAGGACAAGGATCAAGATCACGACGAGAACGATGCCGAGCGGACTGCTCATTTGGGCGTCTCCCCGTTGCCGTTAGTGCGCCCCTTGCTGAACCAATACCCCATGATGATCGCGCTGCCACTGGGAATGGTGATCAACAATCGATCAATGATCTTCTGATTGTGGATGATCTCCATGCCGCACAGGACGAGAACGATCATCGAACCAACTGCCCAGATCACGGTGACGATGAGATCTGGGCGCAAGTTTTTCATGACGGTTCCGGCATCGCGGGCCCAGCGGGCAAGCCAGGAAGAGCGGCCTCCACCATCGGAACCGCCGCCGGAACTTGCTTCAAGGCCACTTTAAACTTGTGGTAATAACCAGCGATGGTGCTCGCTTTATCGGTGCCGTTAACAATCCGGCGCGCATTGACCGGGTCTTCGATATTCTTTGATTTCGACAAATATTTCGGCAGGCCGACACCAGTGAACCAGCCGTGGATCATGCCGTCGTAGGAGATCAGCGCCGAGGTTTGCGGGTGCAGCATCAGGTGTGGCTCAGGATAAATGTTGGCGTGGAGGCCATAACGATCCTTGAGGAATTGCTGGCCGTTTTTGTAGTTCGTGTCCCAGGTCAGCTGGACGTGGCCGCGGCCATAATAGGCCACATTGTGCGGCGCGACCGGCTTGCCGTAAGACTTGCCCGCCCCCTTGCCGTATTCCTCGATGGGCTGCATGGTGTACGCGGTTTCGTGGTAAAATGTCGCCAGCGCGTAGGCGAGCCACATCGTGCCGTCGTTCGGATTATTGGCCTCGAAATGCGTCTCCCACACTTCGAGCAGATAATTCATCCCATCGACCTGAGATTGAGTCAGGTTGCCGTAAAATAGGTCTTTGCGAACTGCATCGAAGAAATGCTTGCGGTCGTAGGGCATCAGGTCATCCTAATAAAGCGGGCGTCACCGGGAACGTCTGAATTTGACTCGCAGCCCACGGCGTGGGATTGAGCTGCGCCATCGAAGTCCAGTTCACGCCATCGTCAGACCATTGCGGCGTGAAAGACGTTGGCCCTTGGACGTAATTGACGTCCGGTCTGACCTGAATAGTGATCTCAACAATCGATAGAGCATTGCTCGCCCCGTAATCATACGCCCACCATTGAGGAGCCATGTTGGCCGACGCCCAGAACGTCGCTGGATCATTGTCGGTCGCCATGGAAGCGACGTAAGGGGCGCTATCGAACGAACTGGCGCTTGCTGTTCCACCGCTGAACAACAACGGAACGCCTGCTGTCGTGCGAAATTGAACTTCCGCCAGCGATGCGTATCCCGTTGATTGCACCGCAGCGATATTGATCCGCCAATAGCGATGTCCCGTCGTCGCATTCCCGCCAGGAACGACGGAAGGCCCACCCTTGCCGGAACGATGCGGACGCGCCCGCAACGGGCCAACTTCACGATTGGGGGTAAAAACCTCCCGAAACGCGAGCCCGCCCCGCTCCTCGTCATCGAAAAGACGGCGCCCCTTCCAATAATCCGACATCAGATCGATCCCTTCCAAATTCTCCAGGGATCGGCCTCATAGGAATTCCACCATTTGTCGAAGGCGTCGCAGTCGTAATAGAGACCGCGCCGGATTAGATCCTCGACCACGATCATCGGCAAGCGGCCGAGCAGCTTCACCTCGCCGCTGTTCAGCATGATCTCGCGGTCGCGCGCGATGGAGTCGAGCACCGGCTCGACGTCCATACGATGCTCGACGTGAAATCGGTCGGGCGAGGCGTCGTCGTAGATCGCCGTGCGCGTAAAGCCGTTACCGGCGGCGTATCGTCTCCGAGCCTCGCCCATCGGACATCACTGCGCAATGCCGTTGAACAAGACATGCGCGAGTCCATTGCGGGTCTCGACGCCCCATTCGACCACAATCATGCGCGTCTCAGCGTCGCCTGTCCGCGCCATCAAGTATTGCCGAAAAGCGCGGAAGAACCCGAGCGCGGCGTAATCGGGATCGATCAGCAACCCGACATCGGGCGGCACCCAACGTGAAGGAATGCACTTCACCCGGCCGAAGTCCGTGGCGATCACGTCCACCGTCGAGACCACCTCGGTCTTGCCGACAAGAACCTGGGTGGTCGATCTACCAACAAACGTACTAACCGTCCTCTTGGGCCCCGGGGGCACCACCCACAACGACGGCGACGCGCCATTGGTGTAAGCAAGCTGCATCGCATTCCCCAACATTTCTTCTGTCAGGGTTACCGGCGTCCCGGGCGCAGCGAAGGCTGCGTATTGAGTCGCCGGCAGCGTGCCGGGAGTGTCGGGCGAGACCGCGCCGCCTGGGCCCGAGCCGCCCTTCGCAACCGCCGTGGCGATAGCGTGGGTCAGCGACTCGGTCACCCGCGCCGTGGTGCCGTCGACACCGTCGTTGCGCGCCTGGCGCGAACACACCGCCGTCTCCATGTCAGACTTGAGTACTTTCGACGCCATTGCCATCTGGTGCGCCATTTCCGAGCTTTTGCCCGCGGCGTCGCTCTCCTCTTGCGAACCTGACACGGTGGCGTCGCGCTCGGAGATCTGGGTCGCGTTCTGCATCCTGATGGTCGGCTGAGCCGGCGCATTGGCGAGCAGAAAACCTTCGACCTGGGCGTTGTTGGGATTGACGTTCGGCAGATGCTCGGTCTGCCAGTCGAAGAACCTATTCTTGACGTTGCGCCTTCGAATCGCGCTCATCACCGGCGTGTCGAAGGGGTCGATGTTGTAGATGGCGTTGGACAAATCTTCTCTGTTGCCTACCGCCATATAGGTGGTGAAGGCATTGGTAACCTTAGCCAAGGGAATTCTCCCGGGTTAGAGCAATCGTCGGAACACTTGTGCGGTGTCGTCCAGCGACCCGCTGCTCGCCTGTCGGCGAAGTGCTTCGTCGAGCCCTCTCCGCTGCCCATTCCCGTTTAAGGGTGTAGCGGCGCCGGGAAGTAGCGTTCGACCTTTGCCGGGGATGACAGCTCGGGGTCGAGCCGCCATCATCCTGTCGTACCTACTGGCCTTCAACAGGACGGTTAACATCCTGGGGTCATAGACCGTGGCCACTTCATACTCGCTGAAACCCGCATTCGCTGCGGTGCGCCGCATCGAATTCAAGTTCTTCTTCAGCGTCGGTTCGTCAGGGATTTTGTTGTCCATGACGAATTTACTGAAACCATCTACTGCGTATTTCTGAACTTGTCGATCACGCTCCTGCTGAGCCTGGGCCTCGCGCTCGGCCCGGGCCTGGCGAGACGCCGCAAGCTTGGTGTAGATCGTCTGAAAAACCTTCTGCTGAGCGTGGGCGTTTTGCGGATCGACCGCAAACAACTGATCCCAATTAGGCTCTTGCGGAAGCATGTTGGCGACATCTTCCTCATAGTCCTGCCGCGCCTTGTTCCACTGCCCCCAACTGGCCTGTAAATAACCCCGATTAGCTTCAAGTTCCTGGCTGAACTGGTTGAGCTGAGCCAGGCGCTTGTGAAAGGTCTTCTCACGCGTATAGCCGCGCAAAGCCTCCTCGACGGTGACATGGAACGTCTCGCCGTCCGCGGTTACCTCGAAGGTCGAGGCGTCGCGCTCGGATGACCCTTCGGACACTCGCCCGTCGCCCTCGGCCGCGACGCGCTCGTCTGGCCCCGGAAGGTCGTCGCCTTCGGCGGCGATGGCCCAGATGTCTTCCGGCTCATCCTCGGCTCCTGAGTGTCCTTCGTCGGCGGCGGCATCATCGCGCTCCGCGGCGTCGGAGCGACGTCGTTGGCGACCCGACCGCTCATCTTCGGCGGGCGCGCGGCGGGCGCGTGCCCGACCTTCGCCGTCATCCCTCTCTTGTACCCGACCATCTGCAGCTTCCCTTTCCAGCGCGCGAAGCCTCGAATCGTCGCCACCGTCGCGCGTGTCTCCGGTGAGCGGATCACCCTCGATTGGGCGAGGAGCAAACATCGGTTCCGGGTTAGCGGTCTCGTTGACCGGATTGCCGCGCCGGTCGACCGGCACAGATTTCGGCGCAACCTCATTCGAGAAAGCCGCTACAGCCTCGTCATAGCCTTCCGGCATGATTTCCTCTCTGCGCCATTGTCTGGCTGGCAATCAGGCTATCGAGCATGCGCGGAATCGCTTCGAGCGCGATCAGCTGAGCGCGCAACGTCCGCATCTGCTCGATGTCTGTCTTGGGATCAAGAAGCTCGCCGTACCATTGCCTCTGCAGGATCCCGCAAACGACCGAAAAGGCTCGATTGGCCTTCAGACCTTCGGCCTCCCTGGCGATCTCCTTGACAACCTGCGGATCGCTTTTCGGGATGTCGTTCATGGCGCCAGTCTCGGCTTCATCTTGGCTAACTGTTGCTGGTTCTGCAGCGTCGCCGCGGTGGTCAGGGCGTCATGATCGCGGTCGAGCGCGTTCTCCTGGCTTTCGTGCGCGTGATCAGCGTCGGCGGTCAGCGCGCCGGCGACGATCTGCGCCCCCTTGACCGCGTGTCCGGTCATCGCCTGGTGATGACGCGCCGCCATGTCGGTCATCGCCTGAACATGCTGCGAACCGATCTGGTGCATCTTCTGCATGTGCTGCGAGGCGATCTGCGCTGCGTGCAGCTGCGCCTGGTTGATTGCCTGCTGATGCTGCCGCGCGCTGTCGTCGGAGCTCTGTTGCTGTTGCGCCACGTCGAGCTGATTTTGCGTGTCGGCCTGGTCGCTGTCCGATTGGCTCTTCATCAACGTCGCGCCAAGCTGCCCGAGCTTGGTGATGTGGTCGACATGCGCTTTCTTGGCGTCGACCTGCAATTTGCCCATTTCGTATTGGGTTTTAGCCGTGAGCTCTTGATGACGCAGCGTCTGCTCGGACAGCAGTTTCTTGGTGTCGAAGTTTTGCTGGCCGGCCGCCTTAGCGGCCTCCATCCGGACTTTCTCCATCTGAGCTTGCGCCGCGATCAGCATCGGATCCGGCGGCTTCGGCGCGTTCTGGATCGCCATCATTTGCTGCGGCGTCGGCGTCTTAAAGTAGCGCCCGACGTTCTTCACGTTGGCCAGCGCCAGCATATCGGTGATGGTGTTAAGCATTTCTGGGATGCCGCACACCGGGTTGGAAAGACCGTAAGTTTGGACGATCAGCTGCTGGTCCTGTTTGATCTGATTGAGCGCCAGCATGCGCGTCAAATCCGAGCCCTTGCCAAGATTGGCGTTCACCTCAACCGCCATCGAGGCGTCGAAAGTGCTGGTGTCGTAGGGGATGTACTTGCCGCGAATCTTGAGCGTGCGTTGCTGATTGGGGTTTTCGCAGATCTCGTTGTACAAGCCGGAGAACAAGTCCTTGAATCCGGTCTCGCAGAGAACCCGGGCTACAAGCTCAATACGTTCCTGCGCGCCATTGATGACCGCTTCGACCCCGATCATCGTGGAACTTTGCAATGCCTTGGGATCGAGGCCTTTCGCGGCATCGCTGAGACCCGTGCGACGCTGCAGCGTCTCGTTCAGCATCTGAAGGACCGGCAACGCTTGCTGGCCGAGGAACGGCGTGTTGGTGAACAGGACCGACTCGGCCGGGTTGCCGCGGGTGCGGATGACGGCGCCTAAATCATCGTTGAGTGCGTCATCGACAGTCACCATCAGCTCGTTGATGACCGTTTTTGGATTGATCGCCTCGGCCGCGCTATCGAGGATCGCGCGGGTCATATTGGTCTTAATTCTCTGTATATCTTCAGTATAATCAGCCAGACTATCGCCAACGATGGTGTGACTCACCGGGTCGCAAGAGAACAGGGCGAACTTGATCCGATTGGCTTCTTCATCAGCGACGATCTGTTGATCTTCGCCCATGGTGCAGATGTAGCGAAGCTCGGGCGAGCCATCGCCGTCCTTATCGATCTTGATGTACCACTCGCCATATTTCACCCCGTCACCGATGCGAGTGCCCATGAAGCGCGCGGCGTTGCGCAGCTGGGGCTCGACGGTGAAGGCGCTCTCCGAGGTCTGGATGTGCTCCAGGCATAAATCGCGGTCGTAGCCCATAGCGATCAGCTGATCGACCGGGACAATTCGCTCATGGCCGACAATCCGGCTGTCGCGAAAAGTTCTCGCATACCTATCGAGCCGCATTTCCTCCGGAGGCACGCCGGCGACCTTGATGATCGGCTTCGATTCTTCGAACTCGATCACGCAATGGTCGAATACCGGTGGAGGCGGCTGCATCAATGACGGCGGCAGAGGCGGCGGCGCGGCCCCGGCCATAGCGCCAGGAGGTGGACCAGGGGGCTGCGGGCCAGTCCCTTGGCCAGCGGCGCCTGGAGGCGGCATTGGACCAGGCGGGGGAGCTCCCGCGCGCGGCGGGGCTGCGCCGGTCGGCGCCGGCATGGGCATGCCCGGGGTGGGCGGCGGACCTCCGGGCGGTCCCTGCGCCGCAGCCATGCCCGTGGGAGGAGCGGGAGGCGGCGCAGGGGGTGCTGCGCTGGGAGGCGGCGCAGTCGGAATCTGAGGCGGCGGTTGCTTGACCGGCTTGCCGACCGAGATCAGCCTGGCTTCCGGCTCTTCCGACAGCATCATCTGGATCTGGTCGGCGGTGACGTTCAAGAACGTCTTGCGCTTCGTCTCCTTATGGTCGTCGGTCCACCACTTAACAAACCCGGTCTTTACCGTAAGCGCGTCTTTGAAACAGCCATAGAGGATCAAAAACCCGGGATTATCGTTCCAAAAACTGTAATTGACATAATCGGTGGCTTGCTCGGCCTCATCGACCTCTTCCTGGGTCCGCGGCACCAGAAACACCGGGGCCTCCGACGCGCCGAACAGGCGAATCAGGCTCGGGATCATCATCATCACCGCATCGCGCACGTCGGTGGAGACGTAGGTCGAGCGATTGGGTGAGTTGGTGTTGTCCTTATTGAGGATCTCGCCCAGCGTAGCGTTGGGATCCTCGCCAATGTAAGGTTGACCAGGGTTGTAGGGGCCTATCCAAGGCTCCATGCCATAGTAATAAAGTTGAGCGTTCTGTCTATCTACGCATAAGAACGAAGTCTCGTAATCGCGAGAGTCGCTCATCATAGCGCGAACGTAATGTTTATACGACTCTGGATCTTTAGGATCGTAGGCGGCTGTGCTGGCCGGATTACTATCTTTTTGGTGATAGAAAAGGCGTTCCATCGCCCTCGCCCATTATCCGCGCACCCGGCGAGGGTTCTAGCGCAATCCGTGCTTTCTTGACCAGAGGGCTTGTTTGGCCCGGTCGCGCTCCCACAACCACATGGGCGGCGCGACCGGGCCGATAAAGTCGGGAGCGGAGCGCCAAAGCGCTTCGAGCTCGGCTTGAGTTAACCGTTCAGCGTTTCGGCTGCGCGGTCGGGGGCAAACCTTGGCCCGGGCGGGGTGGGGCCGATCCTGGCGGCCGGTTGCCAGGGTGAGGCTGACCGGCGACTGGTGGCCGAGGCAAGGGCTGGCCTGCGGTTGGAGGTCGCTGACCGGGCTGCGGCGGCTGCGGCAGACCTTGGTCGGGGTGCTCTTCGCCAACGCCATAATCCGGATCGACCGGCCCGCCTTCAGGCACGTCGACCACGATGTAGCGCATCGTCTTATGGCCAGTCGAACTGATGATCGCCGCCAGCACAATCGCCTTGCCTTCGGGAACACCCGGGATCTCTAGCGGCGGCCACACCGTGCCAGGCGGCGGATCAGTCGGCGGCAGCGGCTGGCCAGCGACCGGAGGCAGACCGACATCAGGGTGCTCGGGATCAAGCGGCCAGACGGGAAGCTGACCAGCATCTGTGCCCTCGTCAACGCCATAGTCGGGATCGGTCGGACGGCCAGGGCGCGCCGGCAAATGGCCGGGATGGCCGGGAGCGCCAGGAAAACCAGGGAGGCCATGCGAGGGATGCTCGCCGCCGCCGACGCCCCAGCTGGGATCGACAGGTCGGCCGGGTCGGCCGCCAGGGAGTCCTTGATCGGGATGGGCGCCCTGATCAACCGGTTGGATCCAAGCCATAAATCCTTGTGGCATCGTGTTCCTCCAAAGTTAGACGTTTCAGGCGTACGCCACATTTATGACAAGCTCAACGGCGCGGCGTCTCGTTGGCCCTTTCCAACGCGTCAACTCCCTCTTGCGCCGCGTCAGCGACGATCAACCATTCGGCTCGGCCGCCACGATTAGCCTTCTCGCGCGCCAAGGTGACGAGCAGCTGCATCAAGAGCTCGGGTTCATCCATGCCGGCATGCATGTCGAGGCTCTCTAGATCGCTGGCGGGGTGGGGTTTGCCTCGAAGTGCTTGCACGCCCACGCCCGATACGGGATCTCGGGCAGTTTGGCGCTGCTCATGAACAGCGCCTTCCGGCAGCGGGCCGGTTTCAGGTTGCCCTTCGGATCCCGCTGTCCCTTGCTCGCCCAATGGCTGCACTCCCTGCATGTGTGTCGGCCGTCAATGGCAAAATGCGCTTGTCCCGGCAAAGTTACAATCTGCGCAACATTTTCGTCGGTCAGGTGAAGCGAACCGACCATCAGACGAGGCCCCTGATCTTTCTGCGCAAGCGGCCGCCAGAATGGCGCATTGAGGACACCAAAGCCATCCCGACGCAACCGGTGCGGAAGGCGTCGGCCGCGTCCTCGGCCTCGTCGGGAATGGCCTGGCCGGTCTTGCCGCGCCGATAAGAGCGCAGGCGCGCGAGACCGCGCCGGGTGGCGTCCTGGTCGAACCAGGAGACCCCGAGCACGCCGCGGGTGGCGGTGATGCCGTCCTCGGTGTTGTGGTTGGGCACCGTCAACACCGGCTCGGCGAGCAGGGAGAACAGTTCGTGCTTGCGCGAGTGGCCGGTCGAAAGCTCGCGCACCTCGACGTCGTGCGGCAAAAGGTGGGCGCGGTACTTGAAGCCGCCGGCCTTGGCCTTCAAATGCAGCAAGTCGCTATAATGGGCGAGCTTCTTGCCCGTGCCCTCGATGTAGTCGATCCAGTGGACCTCTCTTCCGGCAAGCTGGAACAACCATACACACTGCAGATGCCGGATACCCAGGTCCCAGGCAGTGATGACGTCAGTATTCAGATCCGGCGAGACTTTGCAAACCCGGCCCTGGAGCTGCAAGTCGTTCAAGGCTTCCGCGTAGTAGGCGCCCTCGACCGGGGCCTCGAAGGAATTGAGCATCTCGCGCGCGAACTCGTCGACCGACATGTCCTTGCGCATCTTCTCGACTTCTTCCGGCGGCAAGGCCTCGGTGCCGGTGTCGGTGATCTTGATGTCGAAGATGTCCCAGTCGGGGTCGTCCTCGGCCCTTAGCTTGAGCTTGTGAAAGTGATCGTCGCCGGCGGAGGTGCCGGAAACGATGGCAAAGCCGCGGTAGTCGGCGAGGGCGGGACGGACGACCGAGGTGAAGGCCTGCGGGGCGAGGAGGGGGTATTCGTCGAGCACCGCGCCGTCGAGGTAGACGCCGCGCATGCGCTCGTAGGCCAGCGCCCCGCCGTACAGCCGAATGGTCGCGCCGCCGGGGAAGACGATGGTCAGCTCGCCTTCGAGGGAGCGGATGCCCGGGATGTTAGCGGTGTACTGCTTGAGGTAGCTCCACACCAGGTCCTTGGTCTGGTCGAACGAGGGCCCGATGTAAGCGTATCTGGGGGGCGGGGTGAGGCGCGGGTTATTGAGAGCCGCGGCGATCAACTCGTTGGCGAGGGCGACGGTTTTCCCCGCGCGGCGGTGGCAGACGGCGAATTTCCAGCGCTTGGTTGACTGGTGGAGCGGGATGAAATGTTTGCGCGGCTTGTAGGGGAGAACAACTTCCTCGGTCAGCTCGGCTGTTTCTGCAGTAATGTCTTCCTCCCATCCGCCGAGCGGCCGATGCGCCGCCAGCCCGCGGCTTTGAAGCACGCACCGGGATTTGGAGAGCGCACCTTAGCATCGAACACGTAAGTCAGGAGACCGTCAGGCCCGACATCGTGCTCGGCGATGAGGATGGCCTCGGCGGCGAGAATGAGTTGGGACGAAAGGACCGGGCCCTCGTTGCGAAAAATCGTGCAGGTCCAGCCGTCGAGGCCGTTCATCGCCCTGATGCCCGAGCGCGGGTGAGGCCGCCACCAGCCGAACACAGCATCGTCGGCGAGGAGGACCAAGGTCTGGCCAGGCGGCATGAATTGCGGCGAACCAGGCTTGCGCCGACTGTAATGCCGGTCGGCCAGCGAGGCGGCCCGGGGGTCGAACTTATGACTGATCCGCCACATCATCGGCGTCGGTCCTCCAGCGGAAGGTAATCGATTTCGGGGTGAGTTGGATCTGAGCGCTGGACTGGATTGTGCTGGGCGGCGCGGGGCTCAGAGGGTGCCCCATGGCGGCGCGGGACTGCAGGACTTTTGTCGAAGCCCATTCGAGGGCGCGCTGGTCGGCGGTCGGGGAATAGAGGGTGCGAATGGGGATGCTGGCGGCGCGGGCGACAGTGAGGGAATAAGCCTCTTCGAACACACGCTGCAGACGAGGGGATTGGCGGATGAGGCGGGCGAGACGAAATTCCGGGATGCGAAGAAGGGAGGCGGCGTCGGGCAGTGAACCATGCGCGAGATGGATGGCGGTCGCCGCTTCATCCGGATCGAGCGGGAGAGAAGGGGGGCGCTCGTCCCAAGGATAGTAGGGAAGCGGGGCAAATTCGAGATCATGCTCAGGAGAAGCGTTGGGATCGACCAGAGTAAGATAGGGTTTATCTGCGCACATTTGTTAATAAGTATACCTCATTGCGTGATCGGCGACACCCCCGGCCCCGGTTCCGCTAGAAGCCCCACATGGGGGGGGTCCAAACGCTTCGCTAATAGGCTAACAGCCTCGCAACCAATTGACATGGTTGCACAATCCGTGCGCGGAGCGCGCTCATAGACCACTAGAGCTATGGGCTAAGCATGCGCTAAACACCCACTAGATGTTGCGCTATCACTAGGGCAGGCCCATGTGAGAGATGCCCATAACGCATAGGTGATCCAATCTTTAATTGCGTATAGTCTCTTGACATTTTGACACTCGGATGCTATCTCCCTCTTGCGCGCGTGGTTGCGCGCCTATGTCACGCATTTAAATATCAGACCACAAAGCCAGAGGGTGCAAACTATGCGATTTACACAGTTCTTTTCGCTCGACTCGCCAAAAGCGATCAAAGCGCGCGCTTACGGATGGATGAACGCGATTAACTACATGGCCCCGCACCGCTACGCCGGTGTCGGCGATCTCTGCGGCAATGCCTCGCCGGGGTGCATCGCCCTTTGTTTGGGTTTGCACTCAGGTCAAGCCGCAATGGTCAAGGGCGGCCGCTTGCGCGCCATGAATAGCGTTCGGCGCTCACGCGTGATGAAAGCGCGCTTGCTAATGGAAGACCGCAAGGCGTTCATGGCCGAGCTTATCGCTGGCGTCGAACGCGCCGAACGCAAGGCCATCCGCGAAGGCCTTCAGCTGTGCGTTCGTCTCAACGGCGCGACTGACCTCGCATGGGAAGGCCTAGCGCCGTGGATATTCACCCGCTGGTCGCATCTGCAGTTCGTCGATTATACCAAGAGCTTAAAGCGCGCTCTGGCTCACGCCGCTGGCAAAATGCCAGCGAACTATCACCTGACCTTTAGCCGCTCCGAGACCAACACGGACGACTGTCGGCAAGTGCTCGCAGCGGGCGGAAACGTCGCCGTTGTGAGCTCGCGGCCAATGCCTTCGAGCTATCTCGGCGCCGCGGTGATCGACGGCGACGAACATGACCTCCGCCACTTGGATCCAAAGGGCGTTGTGGTCTGGCTGAAGCCAAAAGGAAACCGCGCCAAGCGGGATAAATCGGGCTTTGTTCTCCGGTAGGCCAACTGTATACTTGTTCGAAAAAGCCGGGGTATATCACCCCGGCTTTTTTGTGGGAAGGTGGGCCTCCGGCGGACCGAACCGAGGGCCTGAAAACCCCAAATCTCCCCCAGAGTGCAAATGATATCAAATTAGAAAATAACTCCGTGTACAAAGGTATTCGGCCTATTATATATGCGGAAAAATGCGGAGCTAGTTCTACACTACCAATTTTGGTAAACACTGTTATTTTCGACACTTTTTTCCGCGCGGGTGATATGCTCGCATAGCTTTGCAAACGGCTTGATTGTAGAAGCTCCTATGTGCTAAGTTAGCAATATTGACATTTCTCCACAAAGAAAGCGGTGCAAATATGTTAAAGCCTACGGAAAAGCTAAAACTCATGATAGCCGAGTCTCCCCTTCACAAGGGGCCCCGGATGCGCTTCGCCGATTTGTGCGGCGCCTTCTACGCCCTCCAACAAGGCTTCAGCCGCACCGTAGTGGCCAAAGCCTTCGGCTTGTCCGTCTCGTCGACCAGCCTGCTTAGCCATTGCGACCGCGCCGGAAGCCGCCACTACCGCCGGATCGCCGAGGAATTCCATAAACTCGGCGAGGAGGCCTTCGGCGAGGCCTACTACACCCACGCCATCCACGAACGAATCTCCCGCTTCCGCATGGGCGTCCCCGACGCAACCGATATCAAAACCCGCCTCGCCGACAACAAAGCCCAAAAATACGAAGGCAAATTTTGGCTCGAAAATTACCAGAAACAACCGATTGAAATCGAGATCGCCTTTCGCGCAGCTGGCGACGATCTTGCCGCCGACTACCAAACCGGCGAGCAAACCCGGCCGCTGCCCGCCGGATGGGCGTGGCGCAGCGACGATAATTGGGAGCACTGGTCGGAAGCCCGCTGGCGAACAAGCTCCGAATGTTTCGACGGCGCTCACGAAAGCCACGGCGTTCCCTCACCCCGAAGGCAACGCGCATGACAACCCGCCCGCACAACGTCGATAAGTCCGCCCATCAGCGCGCCGCTAAGGCCCAACGCGCCGAAGATGCCCGCACCCACGTCAAAGCCCGCATGCTGGTCGCCTACTGGACCAAGCACAAACACGGCGATTGGCGCGCCACCGACGGCCGCTGGTTTGCCGCCGACATGTGCGAACTAACGGTCGAATTGCTCAACCGCGAAATCCAAGCGACCGAACCGGAGGCCGTCTTTCGCGAGGCGCAACGATTTCTAGAAAAGTCCAGATAATTGTCCTTGACAGGCGCAAACGCGCCCATTATATGGTTCTTAGCAGGGTTGGTCCCCTGGCAAACATAGGTGCAATCATGTTCACGCTGAAATTCAACGACACTCCCGCTCACGCCGAGCACGATTGGTTGGTGCTCGATAAAGGCGTGTTCGTCGCCGGTTTCGCCACCAGCAATGGCGCTGAGAACTGGATCAGGGCGCGCGAACAAGAGCGCGCTCAAGCGCGCGCGATCTTCCGCAAGGCCCGCATCGAGCGCGCCCTCAAGGCGGCCGGCCCGCGCGTCACCAAGCGCGAACGCGCGCTCATCGAAGGATTATTCTCATGACCGCCCTCGATCTCGAAGACCGCGCCAGCTGCTGCGATTGCTGCGGCGAACTGAAAACCGACTGCCGCGACCAGACTTGGCGCGGCATGGACGTCCACATCTGCCCCGAATGCCGCGGCGCGGACGACGACGAGGCCGCGGATCGCGGTGATTTCGAATTTCACCGCGATTACGACGCCTGAGAGAGGAGGTGATGCCTTCCCTGCTCAGCGATGGCGCACCCTCGCACGCTGAGTAGGAACGACATCACAACCGTAAGGAAAACGCCATGACCACGGTTTGGACCGCTATCGACAAGGCCTTTCATCCGTCCTGGCTCGGCTTCCTGCCCGACATCCTGCTCGCCGAGGATAAGCGGCCGGTCAAAGCGCAGCTGGAGGACCGCTACGCCCACGGCGGCGGTTTTCGGCCCATCGCAGGCATGAAGCTCAACCGCATGACCATGATCATGCACTTTCCCGGCGATCCGCCTTACGTGCCCGCGGCGTGGACACAGATTGGCGAAGAGAAGGTCTACTACTACCCGCTTTGCTCCCTCCTGCTGATCCTGCAGCCCGACCACAGTTGGGAAGTCACCCGCGTTGACTGATGCCCGCGCCATCGCCGCTTCGGTCGAAGCGACCGCGCGCGACATCCAGATCGCGGCGCAGACCTACATCCGCGCGCCGAAGGGCGGCTGTGTGCGGCGCGATCTCTTGCCCGCCCTCGACCAATTGCACGAACGACTGAGCCATCAGCTGATCATTTTGTGCCGCAAGCACAAGGAGGACATCCGTTGACCGAGGACGAATACCAGCGCGTCAAACGCTTCGACGCCACCGAGCTAGGCGCAATGTGGAAAAAATACCATTTCGCCATGATCGATTACTGGTCGGCGGATGGGCAGGACGACATCTCGGCGGCCGATTTGAAGAAGCTCGATAAGGCCTTGAAAGAGGCGAGCGAGCCTTTTCACGCCAAGCTGATGGAGCTCGCTGGCGTCAAATGAAACGGGCGATCCTGCTCATCGTTTGCGTGATCTACGTCTACAGCCTTTTGGAGCATACCGGCGTGAAACCTAATTCTTGGCAGAGCCAATACGGCGCCGCGCGCCGCAAGATCGATCATAAGCTCATAGCCGACCTTGAGCGGAAGATCGCCGCCGAGGACCGGATCAAGCCGTCCGAGATTCCCATGGTCGACAACGCCGACGCCATCGACTTTCTGGACGCCGAGCGCAAACGGATCGCCCGCGCCTTCGGCCGGCCGATCAAGTGAGCGACGTCTATCCGCCTGTCGTTCAGCGCCCTGCACTGCTGAAATTGGCCGAAGCTCTCCTGAGCCGGGACAATGCCTTGCGCCGCGACGAATGCAGTGATTGGCGCATCAATGGTAAACGCGGACACATTTACGCAATCCCAGGAACGCTTGATCGGCCCCATACGCCTGGATTTCAGATTTACATCGGATGCGAGTCGGTTAGGGAATGGTCGTACGCCAAAAAGGCGCTCGCCCCCTTTACCGATCCGACCAATGACGGAGACGAGGAGGGAATGCTGTTTCTCGACCACCTCCCCTCGCCCAATGAAGCAGAGATTATCCGTCGATATGTTGGGATTGCCAAAAAGCGAGAGGTGAGTCCCGAGGAGCTTGACCGTCTACGTCGAATGGGAACCCGCTATAAAAGCTCCGATCAGACGAAACGACCGGCCTCCGAGCTTCCGGAGGCAGAATGACCCTCAACCAGATCCTCGCCCAATTGGTGCGCGCCGCCGAATGGCAGCTGATGCGCAGATCGCCGACCTGGGTGCTGCTCGGAATTGTCATGGGCGTCATCGCGCTCGCCCTGCTAAAGCACTGAGGGACACAAACTTGGACGAACCGATGAGTATCGAGTTGGATAAAGCCCTAATGGCCCGTTCCCGGCGCAAGGTTAGGGCGTTGACCTTTGCCGACCGGGTGGCGATCAATCTGCTCTACGACAATCGGAAGGGCGTCAGCGGGCCCGTCTTGGCCCGCGTATTCGGGGTGTCGAAGAACACCATTTATTACAAATCGTTAACGGGTAAGGCTGACTCCTATCCGACTACCGGCGAGCAAGTGAACGAGGTCGAGGGGGAGATCGCCCGACTCGGGCGCGACGAGGCCAAGGCGATCTACCTGACCGACGAGATCCTCACCCGGGTCAACACCGAGCTGCAGCGCACTGCACGGCGCAAGGAACGGAGGCGGCGTTGACCGAGGAGCAGATCGAGGCGCGCAACCAAGCCATCAAAGCAGCCTGGGACGATCCTTTGCGCCGCGCGCTGATGTCCAGGCTGAAACGGGAGCAACGCTATGCCAAGCATGCCCAAAGGGGCCCGGATGGCCGATATCGAAGATCTGACCCGCATGGTGGTCTCGGTCCAGGCGGAAGCGGCCAGCTACGGCAAACTGACGCTGTGGACGATCTACGACAAGCCGAAGGACCACCCTGACGAGATCGTCGCCCGCCGGCATGAGGTTCCCGGCGGCCCGACCGAAACCCTGATGGGCGGCGATCTCGGGCTTTTGCGCGAGGTGTTCCGCGGCGCCGGTTTGGTGTGCGTCGGCCGGCAGGAAGGCGACGATGTCAAGATTTTAGAAACCTGGATCTGACTCGTGGGAGGCAAGTGGTCTGAGGATTTCATCCAAGTCACCGACATTGAATGGAACGGGACACCTTGCTGGCGATGGTTAGGAGCGCACGACGGCGAAAGACCACAGTACAATCACATCTACGTCTATCGCATTCTTTACGAACGTGAGCGTGGTTTGATCCCAGATGGGCACGTTGCTCATCACAACTGTGAGCATGAATGGTGCATCAATCCTTGGCACGTTGAGCCAATGACACAAAGCGAGCATTTTAAAAAGCACGCCCCTGGAGCTTACCAAAGTCTCAGAACCCACTGCCCTCGCGGGCACCCCTATGATGAGGCGAACACTTACATCACCACGACAAATAAACGCTTTTGTCGAGCGTGTGGTCGAATAGCTACCGCGGCCTATCTGAAGAGGAGGAAGCCATGAACGCGATTGTCGAACTGGTTCAACCGATCACCAAGGCTCGCAAGCCGCTCGAAGTAAAAAACGCCGAGCTAAGGGCTGAGATTCGCGAGCTTAAGCGTGACCTGAAGGCGGCGCGCCGGCACGCGATAGAGCTGTTGGCGATCATGCGGCCAGCCTTTCAAGAGGCGACGCACTGCCGTCCTGTATGCACCTGCACCCCGACACGCGCCGATTTTCTCAGAGCGATTGCGCGTGACTGAACCGCGCGCCTGCAACCAATGCGGGCGATGTTGCACCAATTCGGGCTACATGCAGACCCTGTCGGCCGACTGGGGAGACATCGAACGCTGGCGCAAGGAAAAACGCCACGATATTTTGCGCTTCGCTGTTATTATCGTTGAAGGCTACGACGCCGATCTCTGGGTTGACGAGAACGGTGTCGAGCGTGCGCGCTGTCCATTCGTCCGTAAGAACCCTAATTCACCCAAACACCGCTGCACGATCTACGAAACGCGCCCCGGTGTATGCCGCCGCTATGAGCCGTGGGCGTCGGATGCGGTATGTGTGGAAATATGACGCCCCGCGAAGCCGGCCAAATTGAGCTCGAAGAGCCGGACTGGCGCGAACGCTTCGAGGAGCACGCCAATCGCTGGTCGAGGCTACCGCCGTACCTTGCCTGGGATAACGCGTTTGAAGCCGTCATGCGCGAGTGGCGGCTCTTCCATTTCGCCTGGATAGAGAATGGGGGGAAGGCCAAACGCCGCCCAGCGGGCGCGACCGAAGCCATGATCGCCCTGGCGCAGCTCAAGATCTTTCCCGCTCGCTTTCTGCACAAAGATGTGCCGCGCCAGGATGCGAGCGGCTATCAGGCAGACGATCATATGTGGCTCTCCATCAATCGCGAGCAGTGGCGGATTCTCGGCGTAGAGGACAAAATGCTGTGTCTCGAAAGACGATTCGAGGACAAGCCCGAGACGATGCAGATCGATTTGGCGAAAGCCAAGTGGGAGAAATATTGCGTGGCCGCCGCCCAGGCACTCGGTTATTGATTTATAAGGCGAATTCGCTCGTCCGGCGCGTGCCGGACCAAAAAAATCCCCTTGACACCCAAAAGATCTCCGTTAAAGCCTTTCAAGATCCGTGACCAAATATCTGTCCCGGCAAGAGTCGAAAGGAATCAACGCAAATGTCTGCTAAATTGGAAGTGGTCCCTATCGGGGACATTGACGTTAACCCGTTTCGACGGGTCAACGATTACCCATACGTCGACTCCAAAATCGAAATTCTCATGCGTAGCATTGCCGAGGTTGGCATGTGGGAGGGAGTGATCGGCCGCAGAAAAGGCAATCGAATTGAAATAGCCTTTGGTCATCATCGAGTGGAAGCGGCTCGACGTCTCAAGTTATCTACCGTTTCAATCTTCGTTCGTGATCTCAGTGAAGAGCAAATGCTCATGTTCATGGGGCGCGAAAATAGCGAAGACTACAACGCTGATTTCAACTGCATGCTCGAAACCTGGGAATCGGCAATCGGCTTTTTGGGCGGCCAACCCGGTCGAATGAAAATCGCAAGTCTCCTAGGATGGACGCGCCTCCATGCAAACCGAGGTGAAATCCCTAACGAAGTCGCTGACACATGCGATCTTGCGCACGATTTGATTGTCGCCAATCACTATGCCCGCAAGGATTTCGCTTATCTAAGCGTCAAAGCGGTGCGCGAAATCGTCCAAGTGCAAACCGCTCGCCTCAATCGCGTCGACCGCACCGGAGCAGCCTTCAAGTGGGACGAGAGCAAGATTAAAAGAGCCAAAGAAGCGGTCACTGTTTCTGGCAAAAATACAGCCAAAGAGGTGCGGGCTGGCAATATCGCCACCAAGGATATTCGCTCGAAAGCGGATGAATTCTTCATTCAGCAAAAAGCGGTGCGGAAAGAGCCGGCCCTCCTCGCCATGGCGATTCAGCCAATGATGCGGAAGATCGACAATACTTTCCGCGACGACCCCGAAGGCAAAAAACTCACAGAACTCGCTCGCGCCCTCCCCGGGGTGGTCGCCGATTTGACCGGCGAGGACAAGCGAGCCCTCGACGGTCTCGTCCTGGCGCTCAGCCATGTGGGTCAACGAATCGAGGTCCACACCCGACAGCTCGATTACAAGAAAGTGGTGGCAATCGGCCCAGCCGCCAAACGGCTAACGGCCGTTAAGAAGGGCGCTTAAACGATGCCCGCCGCCGCTCCGCGGCGGGCGTCTTATCGTTCGACAATGAACACAAGCGCCAAGTATCGAGAGGCGTA